GGAATGCGTCGAGATTCAAGATACTGTTGACAATATCTTATACCTGCTACTTGTTACCGGTGCGGGTCTTGATTCTTCCTACATTCCAACGTCGAAGTGGGCGGCAGAGCGTAGCGCGTACCTTCCAGGTAACTATTACACGCTACTAACTGAGCCGGTAGGTATTAAAACCCTACTGAAAGAATTAGGCATGGAAGCGCCGCATCGCCTGTATTGGGATGAGCGCCTGGCAGAGATATCATTTGTCGCTATTAAAGACTTCTCATCATCCGTACCTACATGGACAGATGAGGGTGAACTGCTTGCTGATACCGTGTCGTGGCAGGATAAGCTTGATATGCGAGTTAGTACTGTCATTGTTAATTTTGGCATTTATGACTATGCCAAAGACCTTGACGAGATAACCAACTACCAGCAGGGTTATGTGCGCATTGACCCTGATAGCGTATCGAATTATGGCTCGCAGAAAATTAAAACCATTAACTGTCGCTGGATTAACAACGATAACAAGGCGGCTGCTATCCTGCTGGCTGCGCGATGGGGCCGCAGATACTCAAAAGCACCTATCGAAATATCATTCCAGCTAGACTCGAAAGACACCGATGTTTGGACAGCCGGTAATGCTTACGTTAACACTAGAACGATTGTGGATAACACAAACACCCGCGTTAACCTGCCTATTGAGGTAATGTCGGCGCAGGAATCTGACAACTTCAGTTACACCTGCCTTGAACACTCATACGGTCAGGCATTGTCGCAAGATGAAGGTGTAGACGAAGGTGTGCTTGTCGTTCAGTTATCCACTGAGCTTGACCAGTTGAAAGACTCGGGCGGCACAGTTAGGACATTGCGCGACGTGTTCGATGATATTTACCCGCCATCAAGTTATGACGCTGATACGCAGGTTAGAATTATCTTTGACACATATTGCGTGGCAGGCAGTAGCGATAATACACAGCCTGCTGTATCAACAGGTGATTTCAGTGATTTCAACAACGACCCAATACTTGATGTCAGGGGCTTAATTGTTGGTAAAGGTGGTGACGGAACAAGTCTTGGCGGCACTCCAGAAGATGGCGGTCTAGCGCTCTACCTTGAAACCAATGTGCAGATTGATAACTCAGGCATCATTGGCGGCGGCGGCGGTGGTGCTAATGGCCAAAGCGCATCAAGCGGCGGCGTATCAGCCTTTGGGGCTGGCGGCGGCGGTGCGGGCTACACTAACGGTGCAGGCGCTACAGGCAGCTTCGTTTCACCTTCTGCCAATACCATCGACATTACACCCGCACAGAATGGCGACAATACTACTGGCGGCGCTGGCGGTATAGCGACTGCTGATGATGGCGCTGGCGGCATATTTACTGCGACAGGATTTGCAGGTGGTGACCTTGGTCAGGCTGGTGGCGGCTCAGGTGGCGCGGCAGGTGCGGCCATTGAAAGAAACGGATATACTATTAACTGGATTAACACAGGCACTGTACTTGGTGCTGACAACCCGTAGGTGAAACAATGCTAGTACCACATTTAATTACAGCTTTAGCTGACGAGGACGCTAACGGCACAAGCGGCAAAAATATTGTGGCTAGTGCTGTATGCAGCATGCATGATGCAGAGACAGGCGGTAACGCTATTATTCTGTATGATGACGAAAACGGAAGTAACGGCGCAACATCAAAGTTAACCGATGCAAACGGGCAGGTTGTCGTATATGCAACACCTGGCGAATACTGGAAGTCTGTAAACGGCGGCACGCGACGAAAAGTTGTTGTTGGCAATGTCGGCGCTTTCTATGGTACGGCAGCAGAAATTGCAGCCTTACGCCCGATTAGAGACGGTCAAATTGCTTATGCGACAGACAGAGCAAACGCCCCGCTAATATCTTCCACCACAGCAACAGCACAACCTGGAGACATCACGGCGGCTAATGGGAATGTCTGGGTGTTGCAGGATTTAGAAAACTTCCGCGCTTATGGCGACGTTGACGACTCAGTTGATTGCGGACCGCTGATTGAAACTGTTCTAAACAGCGGTAGGTCGAATGTTTACAAATTCCGTGGCAATTTTACGGTTGATACAATAAGCACTGTGACGGGTATTAGTAATATTACGATTGATTGTACTGGTGCGTATTTTGACTGCTCTAATATGTACGGCAATGACAATATTAGCGACCCAGACGCCATATTTAGGTTTATGGGTTCCCAATATGGCAGCACAATACTAACTAGTAGTGCATCTGAGGGTGACACACTATTGGTTGTATCTAACGGCTCTCAAATCAAAGAGGGAGACCCAATATACATAGAGTCAGATACCGAACATTGGTACACAGAGGGAAGTTCCAGAGCTAGACGTTTTATAACGTTAGCTCAAAATGTAAGCGGGAACAACGTGACGATTTCAGAGCCTCTGCCGTTTGGCTTTTCTGTTTCGAGTTATACGGTGACAGTGACTAGCTGGGACTGTATATCTGGAATAAAGATAAAGGGCGGGAAATTCTACGGCGGCAACTACAGACGGAGCGTATCAAACGGCGTCGGTATAGCCGTGGCCTTCATTAAATATTTCAAGCATGCAGAAGTTTCAGGGATGCATGTTGACGGCTTTGAAAACGTAGCTGTTAGGGTGGATTCCGGTATGGATGCAGTAACGTCAAATATGACCATCAGGGGGCACGCAGAGGATTACAACGCCACCATTATAGATGGCGTTAACGCTATTTTTTATGGCGTATTTGCCAACAGAGTTAACGGATGGATTATGGATGAGGTAATAGGGTATAGGGTGCGGCACCTAAACGATTGCGGCAGTACCTTTAATTTCACTGTATCTAATTGCTACGGTTACGCAACGCACAGGCCAACATACGGATCTCACAGCGGATGCGCTTTTGGTACATTCATAAACTGCAATACTTACGGTAGCGCAGGTGGTATACAGTGGAGAGGATGGAGCTACACGGTAGAGAATTGCGATATACAGTGCCTGGGCTGGGGGGACTCTAACGGCATTTACGACAGCTTGGGCGGTGATGCTGACTTGCCAGCAGTTGTTGTATACAGGGGTAACACGGTGAAAGTGGACAGGTCTGCACTAGTACCAAAAATGCACTACGGTCTATTTGAGGTTGTTGGCGGGTATTACGAGGGCGCGAACGCTGCCAGCGCATATCCAGCGCTCGACCTTCAATCAACCAATATGGACAGCGTTCTAATTAGCGCTAAGTTTAAAAACATAACCGCTGGAGGAATTTGCGTTAGGCAGAATGTTAGCAGTCCTACAAAGCTGGGTATGCTTCGTATAACAAATTGCAACATTGTTTCAGATTCAAACTTAGTTAGAGTTTTTTCTGATACTGGCGCTATATGGGTTGATAACAACATGCTAGAACCATCTGCTCCTGTTAACGACATATTAATAAATAACTCTCCAACATTTGTTAGGGCTGTTGATAATTACAGGTACGATGGAACGCCCGCCGTTGTCGTAACATAGACAAACCAAACCCCGCTTGCTAGTATGTAGGCTGGTTTAATTTTGAGGATTAGGTTATGGCTGGCAATAAAACTAAAGGCAAGACCCGCACCGGCGGCACCAAAAAGAAATGATAACTGATTTAATTCAGTTGTTGATTGTATGCGGTATTGCAGTTTTTCTGCGTACCGCTAACCTTTACTGTCTTTCAATTCCTTTTGCTTTCACATTTTACTACTCATACGGCTCACCGCTATTCGACTCACACACAGCAGTCATAAACCATTTTATTCTAGGCATGGCGTTTATTTTTCCTGCATTCTATGCGAGAAAACCGCTTGCTACGGCACTATGTATTTACGCTGCATTTCATCTTTTTGTTGGTATTGATTATTTTCTGTATGAAAAAGCCACAATGCTTTCATCATCTTACTTTTTGCTCAATAATGCGTTAAACTTTTTGCTAATACTTGCATGCCTTGAGAGGGGTTATAATGACAGTAAGGGATCTTATCGAAATGCTGTCTTTAATCCTGTTAGGGTGGTCAATTTATGGCACAATCAGTCACATACGAAAGAGAGCGCAAAACCATGAGCAACTTAAGCGAGATTATAGGGACGATAACGAGGGCGATTAGTGACTATGGTAATGCGACTGTAAGCAAAGCTATCACCTATGCAGGCGTTGGCGGTATTGGTATAGGCACAGCTAATACAGCGGTTAAAGTTGTTGGTGGTGAAGTCGCGCAACAGTGCGCTAAATACGCACCAGACTGGTTAGCATGGGCACCGCTAATCGGTGTTATTTCGCTTGCTGTTAAGAATGCTTGCGATGTGTACTATAGACGTTTAGAGTACAAGCTAAAAGCTCAGGAATCTAAGCGCAATGGCGAAAATAACTCGTAACTACCACAAACACTACACGGCCGGCGAATGGTATCTACCAGACGGCCAATTAATCTACACATTAGAGCTACCCTGGCGAAATAACGAAATCGGCAAATCATGCATTCCAGAAGGTCAATACATCGTTGACCGAGACCACACCGGCAAACATCGCTGGTATAAATTCCGCAACGAAGAAACTGACCCGCGTACACATATTGAGATTCACCCCGCATCACTACTACGCCATTTGCAAGGATGTATCGCGCCATGCCTCGACATAAAAGGCGGCCCAATGACAAGCGAGCCAGTCGCGGTGGATTCGACGAAAGCTTGCGAATTACTCTTACAGTGGTATGGTGAGGATTCATTTGTTTTGGAGATTGCAAGCTAATGGCAGCCGACCCAATTACAGCCCTGTTAGACGCAGGCAGCACAATTATAGACAAGATTTGGCCTGATGCTGATGAAGCCGACAAGCGCAAACTAGAGCTTGCCACAATCGCTCACAGTGGCGATATGGAAAGGTTGCAGGCTGAAGTTAAGCTTTTGGTTGGTCAGATTGACATAAACAAGATTGACGCTAATAGTAAAAGCAAGTTTCAAGCGTGGTGGCGACCTGCAATAGGATGGGTTGGCGCTGTGTCGCTATTCCTAATGTACGTGCCCAAGGCGCTTGTTATGACCTACATATGGACCGTACAGGCGATTACTATGCTTAATGCTTGGGATGGTGCGTCTAATCTTATTGTGCCCGCATTTCCTGATTTGGGCGTATCTGACATTATCGGGCTGGTCATGGCTTTGCTTGGAGTTGCGAGTATGCGCAGCTATGACAAAAAGAATGGTATTGATAGTAAAAAATAAACCGCCCGAAGGCGGCTATTTACTTTTAATAAATTCTGCCGCCAAGTAAGACAGCAAGTCAATAAACAGAAGCGCAAGCCCGATAATTAAAAACATTGCGACTAGCACTACGGATGAAACCCAAAACCCGTAATCTAAGAACATGCCTCTCAACTCTGGCGCTGCAAAAATACACAGCATAATCATTACAATGTCACCGCCTTTTACTTCTATCTTCACTTCACCCACTCCCCACTACGAACCCGCAAATAATCCACGACAGTTTCAACTTTAACGCCGTGTTTTAGCGCTATCTCTTCCAGCGTCCATCTTTTTAGCCAGCGTGTTAGAATCATCACTCACCCCCGTTTATCTTTTGGCGTAGTTGCTCGCACACTGAATCAAATACATCCCAAACCCCAACCAAGCCAACATCATGAAGCCTTCTTGCATAACATCTAGCTCCTTCAATCTGCTGCTCGATGGCGAATTTGTTTATCACTTGCTGACTAGGACGCGTATTGAGCAATACTGATAGGTCTTTGTGCATAGCTAAATCAGGCCAATACTCGAAAGCACTTCTTATTCTCCGCTTTAATCCGTCTAACAGAATGTAAGCACCTTTTAACTCATCCCGTTCCCGCTCAACTGCTGCTAGGCGTTTACCAAGCTCTATATTGACATCTAGAAGCTTTTTATATTCTTCCATTTGAATCTTGACTATCTCGACAAGTTCTTTTTTCGTTTTGTCTTCTACGTTGTGAATCATATCCACTCCAAAAATGGTGCCACCGGTTTGAGGTAGTCACACATCGCGACTGCGCTAACAGTTAAATTATGCGTGACTGCCGGTGGCGTTGAAATTATCCGGCTAATTTAGCCGCGTATTCGATTAGCCATAGCTTCGGCGCAATCATGATTTTTAGCCATGTAATATTAAAAACAAAGCATACTGCCACTACTGACGCAACAATGTCTAAAATAGCAATACCCAATATCGCCAAATCTCCTATGCCATTTGTATATGAGTAGCTACTGCACCAATTAGCAAGATTTCCCTCATCATCATAAAAAAGTGAATGTTGATATTTTATGATCTTGTATGAAGATGCAATCATGATGACGCCAATCACAAAATAAATCAGAGACTCCACCATGTACCAAGTCATGGCCTGCTGCACCACTTCTGGCAATTCAGCCATGATAAAGTCCGATGCAGTATCAATCCCCGATGCAGCTTTGTTTATAACGTCAGCTAAAGCCTTTTGTAATTCTTCGTTCATTTTGTTTCTCCGTTGGTTAAAGCAAACACCCTACCATGTAAGCAACAAAGGCCACAGCAGAAGCCATGATGCCCACAATAAGAGCGCTAATAATACACGCGCTTGGCGTTTCATTTTGTACAAGTGGTGTCTCTATGTTAATTCTACGCATGAGTATCTCCGTTATCCGCGATACTGCTGCGGTGTTGTTAAATGTTTTTGTGTGTGGCTCTCGATACCACACTGACCGAGCTCATTACCTTAATTGTCAAAGCTTTCGTAATCTACTTGCCAAAACTTTCGGGCGCTTCTCGCGTTACATCCTTGAAAGCCACACCAAAAACACACTCCTTACGGGAGTGAATCGCACTCCCTAGTAATTGCTGCCATCCTGCACTAAAGAGCTACGCAAATTAAAGTCAGGAATAATCGCGTCAGGCTTGAATGTTACACGGTACTGATAAACGCTAACTTCATGAGAAGAAAGCTGCTCAGAGAAGTAAGTGACATTATCAGAAAGACCAAGCATGTGCTTGACATATTTTCCGTCGTCTGTTTTGCAGGTAAATGAAACACTTCTGCCTGAGTCGCTCACAGAGCACAACCCTTGCACTGATAGTATATAGTCACCCGTTATTCCGTTGTAAAAAACAACCCTTCTGGCAATCTCAAAATTATCCGCTGCTTTTGACAGGTTTCTTGATGCTACCGTTGCATCGTCACAAGCAGCAAGCAATATTGCCGACAATGCAAATGTTAAAGCTGTTATTTTTTTCATTTCTTCACTTCTCCGTTAGTTGATAATTTAACTATACCACCATTTTTCGATTATGTGGTTTGACCAGTTAAGCCTTTCATTTTATCGGTAAACTCACTGGCCGTAAGAATACCCTTACCCTGATATGAAAATAGCTGATTCTCCAAAAAGTCACAACTAACCCTTTGTGGCTCGTGCCATGGGTGTTTTCTTTTTGTTTTCTTTACAAGGAAAACTGCATATCTTTTAAAGCCATACTTTCCGACAACAGCTTTAAATTTCCTTTTGTTGTGCTCAGCCCATTCCGCTATCAGGTCAATTGAATTCCTGTCAGTGAAAATCAACGGCTCGTGACTTCTCAGCAGGTCCAAGTCATTCCAACTTACCGATTCGACGTGCTGACCAATTAAATCAGTTAATTTCATTTTTAATCCATCCTATATTCACAAGGCTTAACTTACCATCACCGCAAAGCCCGCTAAATTTAGAAAGCGCTAATTCACTTGTCTTGACGATTGCTATGTTTTCAGTGCTTCCGCTTAGTGGCCTTACACCATTACGCTCAAGCAAGGCGATTAATCCTGGCGACGATGCTTTGCCTGTGTTTTTGGTCATTTCTTTGCCTTACTTAGTTTCTTGGCTTGCTTGATAGCCTCTTTAAAAAGCTTGTCAGTGCCTTTTATTTGGCTATGCTCCCACTTAGTCGCTAATGGGTTGGCGATGCTCTCAGCTTGATTCTGAGTAGCTCCGTTGGTCTTGGCGATGGCGATAAGTTGGTTTTTAACCCAGTCGCGTGTCATAGCTCGCCCTCCAATTCTGATACGGCAAGCATAATGGTTGATAACGCCTCGTGCACAGATTCCTTTAACTCTGTCAATTCGTCAGCATCGCTTTCTTTTGCATTATGCATAAACAACTCCAGCGCATCACCTGATAGAGAAATCCCACTTGCAACTATCTCTTCACAGGTCATGTTCGGGTAATCTACTTTTGATGATATGATTTTCATAACTCACCCCTTTCAAGCTTGTCGGCGTATTCCTCAAGCTGGCGCAAAACGTCATACTGAGTATCACCCTTGTATGACACACTACCTATGGCCTCACGCACAGCATCGGCTTTGAGTTTGTTTTCGTGTGGGCGGTTGTTCCATCCAGCGTATGTCATATGTCCGACAAACCCTGATTCATGCCTACAGCCGCAATCCTCGCAAACCACAACCGTCGAACGCCTTGCATTTCCAATCCTTTCAAATCTTGCTTTCCCCTCACAAAACGGGCACGGCTTTAACTCACTCATACTCCCTCCGGTGGTTGTGGTAGTCGACCATGCTGCTTATAGAACTTTGCATCATCAAGGCTTTTAAACCACATTCGTTTAGCAATTCCCCATCCGCCGTCAGTGAATATCCATCCGCATTTTTTGCATGTGCCATGGTCATATCCAGTGACATATTCATGCTCGCATTGGGTGTCAGATGAAAGCACAGGCAACTCCAAATCACCTACGCGGTTTGTGTGTTCTACCAAGTCAATAAAACCATGGTCGTTCATTAAATCTCCTGCAATGTCGCAATGATATCGGCTGCTTGATTCATAGCCCATATTGAACGCCTCACGCAACAGCGCTAGTAGTTGTTGTTTTGTCATAATCAAACAACCTCCACCGATTCGCATCTAAACCAAGCAAGGTCATCAATGTCGTCATACCTATCAAGTCCTATTAACCTCTCTCCAAAGTTAACGCTAACAACATCGAGAATCTCGCCGCTATCAATAACTTTGCATTTTGAGCTTGCGCCCCATCCCATCTTTAAAAATTCGTCTTGTGTCATAATTTCCCCTCCATTTCCTACAATATACCATCTCTACGCGCCAAGGTGGTTTGACCAGTGGCGACTAACTTCCTAGCTAATGGCAAAACATCATCTCGCCATTGCGGATCTACCATTTCTGCTAGTTCTTTTCTTTTCTCTGTGGGCGCCTTCACTATCTGCATAGCCAGGTTATAAACGGTAAGTTCAAACCATGTTTGAACTTCTTGGTCAGCATCTGGCACAGCTAACTTTCCTTCGAAGATATCATCAATTTGATTTGATTGTTCAATTCTTCCCATTCTCTTATGGCCTCTAACATTGCTTTATATCCAAACGCCACGCATACGAATGCGCCGTCATTTTTTGCATTTTCTAAATACTCTATTTGCCCATCTTGCCAAACGCTTTGCGTGTGATCCTGTCGCTTTAATTCACCAACGAAACATACCGCTGCAGGTATAATTAAATCGCTCGCGCCTGGCGTCATACCTTCCGCTTTTTGACGCTTAACTTGGTTGTGCGTTCTCTTTCCTTCATTTCTCGGATGGATAGCTTGTGGGTAACGCTTTCTGATAATATTAAATAGCGTTATCTGCTCAGCGCTTTCTAATGGGCATTTGCCCCTAAATTCCATGTCGCCGTAACTAGGCAGCCACTTCGGTATCTTCATAGTTATATCCCTCTATTCTGTAAAATCGTGATTTTTTATTTTCACGATATGCTTTTATGTTTTCTGGCATTACCGCTTCACCAGCCCAATGCGCTTCGATGTAATCTTGCTCAGATTCAACAATTCTTCCCAGTGTGGCCCTGCAAAATGGAACCCATTCATAACGCATATTCAGGCTGTAGAACATTTCAAACGTACGGCATTCAGTGACATAAGTCACTCGTATAACTTCATTGCCTTTCATGCTCTTTGTTAGCCTAACATTCCATGACAAAACACGGTCAATAGTTGGGGTGTATGGGTCTTTTTTTATCCTGGCGAACTCAATTTTTAGCTTCTCATTTGGGTCCACCAATTCACCTTTGCATTGCTCACAAACCCTAGCGGCTATGTCATTCTCATGGCCGCAATCTTCGCACAACTTGTGCGACCATCTGTATTCGCACCTGTCGCTTATTCCTCTAATTATTGATTGACCAAAGCACCGGCGTCCCCAGTGTGCTGGCATAGGCTGGTCTTCATCTGTCATTATACGATTACCTTCAAGATCTATCAGATACCCGTTTTCGTCAAATTCAAACCCTTCATCATTTGGGCGCAACTTAAATAAATTTGCAGTTCCGCAGCTTGGGCAGATTATCTCTGCAGGCTCGCCATCGCCTGTTCCTCCGGAAACTTTTATATCTGGGTTAAACAAATCACCATCTGGGCAATGATTTTCAATATTCTCTGCATAATCCAAAACCAAGCAATCTTTTTTATGGTCGTGCAATCGCAATCCACGGCCAATCATTTGCTGCAGTAGACTTACGGACTCGGTGCGTCTTAGTAAGGCCACTACGTCGATATGCGGCGCGTCAAATCCGGTTGTTAATACCTGGATATTGACGAAGTATTTGAACTTTTGCGCCTTGAAATCTGCAATATGTCTCTCACGCTCTTTTTTGCTAACCTTTCCAGTTAGCATGCGGCTGTTTTCTTTTGGAAGTGACTCCATTACTTCTTTCCCGTGCGCTTCGCTCGACACGAAAACAATCACGCCCATTCTATAGCGAGATTTCTCAACTATATCGGCAACTATTTTAGATGTTAACCGACCCTTACCTTCGTATGCTTTTTCCTGGCTTGCTGCAGTGAATGCTCCGGTGGAATTTCGCTCTAACGCCGTCGTATCGTAATGGTCAATAACGTCAGGGTCGGCGTGCGGCTGCGTCAGGTAGCCTCTGTCAATTAAAAGTTGCGCAGGAACTCGGAATATTAACTTGTTAAAATATGGCTCCCGCGTTTCGCTTTCAGCAACTGGCGCCCCGTCCTCCCCGTATTGGTAAATGTAGCCAGTGCCTAACCTGTAAGGCGTGGCTGTTAACCCTAAAACGCGCACCTTGTTATTCTGTTTTTTTATGTGTGAAATTATCTGTTTAATTGTCGGCGTTATCCGGTGGCATTCATCAATAATTATCAACCCAAACTTTCCACAGAATTTGTTTATTTCGTTCAGCACGGTTTTTTCAGTCGCAAACACAACATTATGTTTTAGACATTTTCTACCAGCACTGCCACTAAATATACTGGCAGGATTTCCAGTTGCTAAAAACTTCTCTCTGTTCTGCTCTATTAGCTCTTTGGAAGGGGCCAAGCAAAGCACCTTTTTACCGCTTGCTTTGCTTGCCCATTCTGCCAATGCCGCGACTATATGGCTTTTCCCTGCTCCAGTTGCTAGGTCTAGAACTCCAGGCTCAAAAGACGTTTTTAGCCAATCGATCGCTTTATCTAGAGATTCCTGTTGGTAGTCGCGCAATGGCATATTAACTAATCCTCCAATACTCGCTATCTTTACCACGATAAACTTCTAGGTCAGCATCTGGCGCCAACTCTTTAAGTGCCTTCTGATAAGATACGGCACCTTTCTTCTTTACTCGCGTAATAGTTAAGTCGCCAATCTTCCCACCTTCGTTATTGGTGGCAGCTATCAGTGCTTCTTTTGCTTCTTCCATTTCGACTTTAGCCACTTCAAGCGCAGCCTTTGCCAATTGGTAGCGCTTTGCTACTTCGCCGCCTGTAATGTATTTCCACGCGTTGTGCTCGCGCTCGTTTAAGTATTCCGCGTAAAACTCGCGCAACCTTGGAAGGTTTTCATCAATCCATAGCGGATCAAACGGAACGTATTCAGATTGATTTCCGTGCGGTGACCATTGCCAGAAATAACACCCTATGCGATCCGTAACAAGCAGTTGAATTTGAATTTGAGCATAGTAATGCGGCTGCTCATCAATGCTCTTAAAGATGGTCGGATATTGATTGCGTAAACCATACGGGCATTTTATTTCTAGCAACTCATTGTCACCAACGTAGCCATCCGGTGATGCGCCAAGCCAATCTTCATCCCACTGGACAAACGGCGCATCTTCTACATCGTGCCCGCACGTTATTTCAAAATCAGCCTTTGCCGTTTCCTCCATTGCCGTGCCCCACTGCGTCGCGGCATTGCCTTTAAACTCACGCTCCTGATTGTGGTATTCACGCACCATTTGACGCATAACATCATCACGCGTCATATAAGGCGCCAACCCTAAAATAGCACCTACTACGCTTCCAGTAATGCGGCCTTTACGAGCCTGAAACCATTCGTTTGTACGTTGCTCCATAAATCCTCCTATATAGGGCGGCGAACCGCCCATTAAAATTACCAGCCCAAATCTGGGTCTACGCTACCTTTCTGCGCCTCTTCAACTGGCGCTTGCGTTTTTAATGGCGCCACTTGCTGCACCCAATTTCCACTTGCCTTGCCCGTGCCGTCTGATTTTTCAATCTCCCACACCTGCAGTGTTAGCGCCATGGGCTTCATTGCTAGGTTCTTTTGCAGGTCCATATCGGTCGGCTTGCCTTCAACTTTCAATAACCCGCCACCAGCATTGGCGGCAATCGCAGCAAGCATACGCTTTGCCTTGTCCGCTTTTTTGGTGTCAGAATCCATAACGCGCACTTTCTGAAAGATTTTGCGGTTTTTATATTCCGCTGGCGCCAGGACCGTCCATTTAAGATTGATGTATTCATCACCTTCGTATGAATCCCACTTAGCTTCTTCACACGCCGCCTTTACTTGCGTGTCTTTTGGGATTGGCTCCATTTCGCCGCCGCCAGCGTCGAATGTTCCGTTGTTGTTTTGCAGGTTTTCGCTGTTATCTGATAGATTCCAAAATGACATAATTATTTACCTTCTTTTAATGATGGAACAAAGTTAACTAATGGGTTTTTGCCTAGCTCAACAGGAATATCATCCGTAATGCCAAAGCGGTTTTTTGATACGTTTGCGGCAGTCGCATAACAAACAAGCTGACGGCTTCCGTCAGAAATTGCCTTTTTGCGCTCACCATCGCCTGTAGTGAATGTGGTTAGCTTAATGAAGCCTACAATGTCAGAATCATCAACATAAGGCGCTACTGACTTCTTACCAAGGCGCAAGCTATACCGCGTGTAAGCGTCCTGGTCTGGCAGCTCAATCGTTTCTGTGTCGGCATGGCCGATAAATACAACATGCATACCTTTGCGCTCATTTAGGACACCACACGCTTTTCGCACACGCTGATGCATGGCTGCCACTGCTGCAAGCCCCGCACCGTATCCGCCTAATGCCTGGTTGATTGATCGAGGCTGTTTTGGGTCACTTTCAATGACATGCTGAATAAATAAACGCTCTAACGCAGTAACAGAATCAACAACCAATGTTTTATAGTTGTGCTCCTCTTTAACTAGCGCTGTCAATTGCTCCCATAAGTCGTCGACTTTGGTTAATGTTGGGAATGCATCAGGGCGATGCGCTTCTGGGATTGCCTGCAGTCCATCCTCAGCACGAATAACAATTGGCTTTGGGAATGTTGCGGCGGTTGATGTTTTGCCAAGGCCCGAGTCACCTAGAAAAGTGGCTATGACAGGCCGGTTTTTTGGTTTAGACACTGTTGATAGTAAAGACATAATATCCTCCTCTTTCTCTCTTCAACGGTTGTAATCATAGAACTATTGAATTATGCTTGTCAAACACTTTGTAAAATAAAATGTAAAACATCAGGTAAAAATATGAAATCAGCTAAACATATAGAGATACAGCAAAGGGTTGAGCTTAACCGGCTCATAGAATGGGTAGGAAGTAAGGCCAGGCTTGCTGAGCAGCTTAACGTAACAAGACAAGCTGTGCAGTATTGGGAAAAAAGAGGGAGGATACCAGCGACCATGGCTATAGAAGTTGAAAGGCTGACAAAAGGCTACTTCAAAAAAGAGGAGTTGCGGCCAGACGTGTTAACTTGGGTGGAGCAATAACATGGCTAATCATTACGACTTCGTGGAAGAAGGCTACAAGGTATTTGGCTTGCACCAAATTATTAATGGCAAGTGCGCTTGTGGAGACCAAGAATGTGAGGCTATAGGAAAGCACCCATGCAATAGCAATTGGCAGCACACCCCAGATTGGTCAGACGAGCAATTAGAAACCATGGAGGAAATGGGCCACTTTTCTACCGGTTACGGTGTTCTGGTATCTGGTTTACTAGTAATAGATGTTGATGCAAGGAATGGCGGTGTGGACTCGTTTGTGAAGCTTTGTCACGACCTTGACTGCGACTTGTTAAGTGAATCCGGACTAGTAGTTGCTACAGGTAGCGGGAATGGCTCCATGCACCTTTACTTTAAAAATGGCAGTGGCGCCGCACTAAAGCAGCATCATGAGAAATACAGAGGTATTGATTTTAAAAGTAGCGGGTATGTAGTTGGTCCATCTTCGTTACATAAAAGCGGCATGGAGTATGAAGTCCTGCATGGTAGCGCGTCAGACATTTCAGATCCTCCTGCCGGTTTGCTGCAGCTACTAAAGAAACCAGACACATATCGCGCCCACACCCCCCGTGGCGTTATTGATATGACACAGCAACAGTGTTCGGATATCCTGTCTTACATTTCACCAGACACTGACTACGATACCTGGATACGATGCGGCATGGCTATCCATCACACATTTAACGGTGATGGTATCGACATATTCGATACATGGAGCAGTCGAGGCGAAAAGTACCCTGGCTTTGATGTCATACAGCGCCACTGGCACAGCTTTGGTAAATGCAGTAACCCAGTTCAAATGGGCACGCTTATTCATTACGCAGAAGAGGGCGGATACAAACAGCCAGTGACCTTTGAATACGACGAGCAGCCAACCGGTTCTAATCCAATGGTTGACTTGAAGCGCCCGCCTGGTCTTGTGGGAGAGATTGCAAAATGGATAAACGATAGCTCACGTTACAAGCGCGAAAACCTGGCAGTTGCTGCAGCGCTTCAGGCGGTTGGCAATATAGCTGGCCTAAAATACATCGACGAGCGCGACGGTATGACCGCAAATCTTATTAGCTTCTGCGTTGCTGGCTCCTCCACTGGCAAAGAGCATATACAGCAATGCTTCGCTGACTGTTTACGCGCAGCAGGTTTAATTGATGCGATGCATGGCGCCATTAAGTCGGAACAAGAAATAGTAAGAAACCTTACTCGACACCAGGCCGCTTTCTATAGCATCGACGAGATGGGACTGGTACTGCGTAAGATAATGAACAGCCGCAACGCGTCATACCTTGAGGGTGTTATCGGCTTAATTATGAGTGGCTACAGCAAAGCAGATTCATTCCTTCCCGTTAGTGGAGACGTAAAGGAGGCGTTACGCGTAGAGCTACAAAATGAATTGTCATCATGTGAAAAGCGCATAGAAGAAAATGAGGATTCAAGCGGCGTATGCGCCAGGAGGGTTCCACAGATACAACGCGCACTTAATAATATTTCAAGCGGCATCGAGGCTCCGTTTCTTTCTGTTATAGGCTACACAACGCCCGTCACCTTTAATAGCCTGATTGACTTTGAGACAGCCACTAACGGGTTTTTATCACGCGCAATGATATTTGACGAACCTGAGACCAATCCGAAACCAAACCGAAAACGCACGCAAAAAGAACTACCAGCGCACTTGGCAGCGCAATTAAGCCAGCTGTTCGCATTAGGCGAGTTTGACGTGTTGGGTGGAACGCGCATAGAAAACTACGCAGACAAAAAGCCAATTAGCACAATGGATGATGCTGCAGACAGGCTTGATGAAATAATAGACGAGTTCTGGCAAATGGCAGAGGATGCGAAAGACAGCGGATTGGAAGCTATCCCTAGACGTGGCTATGAGCTATGCGCAAAGGTCAGCTTCGTTTTATCTATCAGCGAAGGCGTTAGAACGCTTGAACACGTAGAATGGGCTTACGCATTAGCTAAGTCTGATTGCGAGCGTAAAATGCGACTGGCGCTTTCTAACATTACTAAAGACGAGTCGCCAAACGATTCTATCGCCGTAAAAATTCAAGACATACTACAAAACAGCGCTGACGGTGAAACTCAGGGTGTTATATTTAACCGCTGCAGGCCGCACAAAAAAGAGGAGGTCAGAAGCGTTCTGGAGGCATTAACCGAAAAAGGACTGGTAGAAAATTATGAGTATGAATCAGAAAACAGGAACCGGCGAAAAACTGTGAAATATCGAATTAAGGCGCATTAGCGCCTTTTTTCATTTAAGAGATAGTGAGATAGTGAAAGCCACTATGTCTTAAAGTTTAATGAAATCATAGACTTAGAAGAGATAGTAGAGATAGTGGATTTTCCTAAGATACATATAAAAATAACACTACTAAAAGAGATAGAAAATCACTTATACACTACTTTTACTACTACTAAAATATATCTATAACTATCTCTACTATGTCACTATGTCTTATTATAGTAGTTATAAGTATATGTATTATAAAGAGTTTATTATAGTTAAGAGATAGTGGTTAAAAAACTAACTCTTACTATTTCATAATATTGTTGATGGATTAGGTATTATTTGAAATAATAAATATGAATTTAACAACTAGAGATTTATATATGAAAGCCACAGATTTTTTTGGAAAAATGGAAAGCATGAATTACAGAAACTTTGTTAAGTCGCAAGTTGAAGATATGAAAGTTGATGATTTAAAAATTGTAAATATTGGCGATAGGCCAGTATCAAGATTTAGAATGAATCTAAGCAAAATAGCCAGCGATATTGGCTATAAATTCAAAACAAAAGTTGTTGACGGGAAGCTGTATGTGGGTCGTATTGAGTGAAACCCTACCAAATAAAACTCACCTACAAAGGCAAGCAATACCAATTCGCCATGCTATCCGATGCCGACGACATCGAGCAGAGTTTGCAGGAGCGGTTTCCGGGGTGTGAGTGTGAAGTGGTACGGCCAGAGAATAAAACACAAAAAAGTGTAGACAAACAAAAATGAGTAGGTATAATTGAATCATCAACTAGAGGAGATAATAAATGAAGATGCCAGCTATCGTAATCAACACAACTGCAGATTTAACGCCTAAAGGTAAGCGCGCTTTTAAAGTGGTAAAGACTGGCTATAAAGCAAAAGGCCGTAAGTGCAACCCTCAGTTACGCTGGTACGTTGCTGGAAAATGTTTTAGAACCTTTAACGATGTTTCAGTTGAAAATTTAAACCTAACCCAGGATTGGATGGCTGCAGCCCAATAAGCTGCAGTTTTATTTTATGTACAAAATACAATGGCACAAAAACGATGGGGTTCACCCTATCCCGAAGTACTCGACAATACTTGCTTATTGTCCGCTATGGTCTGAACACGGGTATGAAGTTGTCACTTATGATGGCAGCGGATTTAGCTGCAGCAGCCATGGTGAAGAAATAGACACATATGTATTGCAGTGGGCAAATATTCAATTTGTGGTGGATGAAGCATGAATGATCAATGTTTAAAAGATTGGGCATTAATGGTTGCCTGCGCTGAGGCTGCGTTAAATGGACCTTGCCCGTTAATTGAAGATGAGGTGATAGTGGAGGTTGACTATGAGTTGACAAGAGTTAGAGGTTGCTCACTTGCACCACTATCACAACACATCAAACAAACCTACGGCAGCGTATACCGCGCAGTAAAAGAAACTGGTATAGCTGACACGCAACTACGCCGCTGGATTAAAGCAGGCGCATTAATCGACAAAGACGGCCAGGTATGGATTAAGTCAAAAGGGCGGTTGCCTGTAAACGGCGAGCAGGTTTTAGCTGTTCGGTTAGAGAAATTGGAGGAAGGGAAATGAAAAGACCAACTGAGTTAATCGAAATGCTAGATACTTTTCCAGAAATTAAATTGAATCACGGTGATGCAGAAAAAATTTATGACTGGATTAATTACATAGAATCCAGAATTCAGCCAGTATCGGTTAACGAAAAATCGACTGGCTATAACGCTGCCACACAACCACGCAAAACGGTGAGCGATGCGGTTGAAGCTTTTAAATTCGAATGGCCAAGTCGAGCAGAAGATTGTAAATACGTATCTTGGACTGGTTATAATTTTGCGCTAACCAGAGTTAAAGTAAGTGATACGGTCTGCACCCGCGAAGAATTCGAAGCAGAGGTAGAGCGGAGGAAGGGTGAAAAAGACCCGCACGAAGATGTCAGCGAGGGTTTGCCGTACATTATAACCGATGCCAACGGTTTTGAGTGGGAGCGTGTAAGCAAGTCTGGCTCAAGCGCAACATGGAAGAAACGCAAACCATCCATCAGCAAGGCTGAGGCTTGGAATAAGGCTGTTAGCGAAGATGCATCGCCATTTTACATTCTTGAAAACTACGAGGTGAAGTGATGAAAGTAAGAATTACGGCGACAGAAATAATCAGGTACTCAAAAGTGGTAGATATGACAGAGGAGGAATTCGACGAGTTTCAAAATGACCTAGAAGACTTTGGTACAGATATTGTTGGCAACATAATGAGTAAAGGGGATATTCAAGACGGCGAATGGGAAGATGTCGAGGCTTGGTGCGACGACTAACTGGTCAAACCACAAAACAAAATTAACCCGTTATAATGGGTGAAACTAATGGAGGGGATGAAAATGGCGTTTTATACTTTTACGCAAAACAACAGCGGCGGTCACTTTGATTTTGACGAGGATGACGGCATTACTCGTCACGTTATTATTGAGGCTAACTCGTCGCATGAAGCTAATGAAAAGTTGCTATTCCTTGTTGGGGATTTTGAAGGCGGAAAAAGTGGCTATTGTCCATGCTGTGGCGAAAGGTGGTACGAATGCGATGATAGCGATGCTACAGAGTCGCCAATGTACTCCGGCACAGATTTGCTGGAAGATGAATTTAATTTTATGCGCTGGATGAAGGAAGGGAAGGAAGTTTGCATTCACTTCACCAACGGCGAAAAGAGGTGGCTTTAATTATGACCGGCTTAAAATTCACAAACTTGCAAACCGCATACGACAGACAGTTACCAGACGAGCCAGAAGCAACGCTACTGACTTATGACAGTATCAGCAATGATAACCTATGGTATATCGCCGAGAGGCTGGCAGAGCGCGTTGCAGATGGTAAATCGATGGAGTGGAGATACTGCAATAACACTCACATCGTGTCACGAGGAACCGTTATTGGCTCTATGTGCGAGTCGGAAGAAATGCGCAGGCTGATTGCAATATCAATGGCTGGCACTGATATCGGGCAGTTGAATCAAGAGCTATTCGACAAGTTGGCGAAAGACGAGATTTATAATCATATCGTTACGTCTGAAGAAATGCCGGTTGGTTATGATTGGTCAGACTTTCTATGAACAAACACTACCGCAAAGTGAGCGCCGCACTACAAGACGGCGCACGTAGCTACATTAAAATCGCGCAGGTAACGGGATTGAAAACGCACAAGGTAGCATTTGAGATTTTCAATCATCCGGAACTTATGCGCAAATACGCAGAGAATGGGGGTAGGGTGTGAAATATTTAGTAAAAACACAAATGATGATGGAAGATGAATTGTGGGTTGAGGCTGATAATGCGGATGACGCAAAAGCAATGGCACATGCGGAAGCACAGTACGTTGACAGTTATTGGTACGACGCAGAGATACTGGACTGTGAGGAAGAGGAATGAAACGATACGGCACAATAGCCCCTGCAATCATCGCAGAGGCGAAAACGGGTAAACATCGCACGGTGCTGTCATTATCGAATGCGGTAGGCTGTCACCCACAATACGCGTATCGTGTGGTAAACGACAATATCGAAGCGTTTACAGCGATACATAAAGCTAAGAAGAGTTGGAGGGCGAGGAAATGAACGAATTCTATTACACATACATGGTAGTCACATTCGCCGGTATAGCCTGGGCATCGCTTGAGCTTGCATAGGGTGAGTATATCGAGCAGACGAAAGGTAATGTTGCGGCGACGTGTTTCGGGTGGGCTGTGTGGCTGTTTATGCTGGGTTGGGGGGTTGTTGTCGTGAACTACCGCGCATCTACAACAATCAGCGGCAAGGAGTACTCGTGCGACATATACGACGCACGCAATCTCCAAGAAGCCGAGCACGCATTTCAACAATGGATGTATAGCGAATATGAACTGGACTTTATGCAGTTGCCGGTAGGTGTTAGTTATCAGCCGTTAGTGGTTAATGATTGACACCACACAACTAACCCGCTATGGTGTTAGTGAGTAAATCATTTTGTTTCTTCCCCTCCAGTTGCCCTGTTATCCGCAGGGCTTTTTTTTATCCTATCATGTGGTATATTTAAGGCTGACTAATTAACGGTGTTGATTATATGGCCGGTGGCAGACCTACAATTTACTCAGATGAAATAGCGAAAGAGATATGTGAGCATATCGCTGGCGGTAAATCATTGCGCGAGTACTGCCGTATAGAATCAAAGCCGTCTACGTCTACTGTGTGCCGCTGGATAGTTGGAAAGCCTGAGTTTTGGGCACAATACGCAAGTGCGAGAGAAGCTGCTGGTTTTGCTCACGCTGACCGTATGATTGATATCGCTGAAATGATTGAAGGCGGCATGATTGAGCCGCAAGCTGCAAAAGTGATGATGGATGCTTACAAGTGGGCTGCTGAGCGCATGGCAAGCAAGCACCATTCAGCCAAGCAGGAAATCGACCACAAATCATCCGATGGTACTATGTCACCAAAAGACAACAGCCAAGCTGTGCTTGAAGCATTGAGAAATAAACACAAGTAAGTATAATCAAAGTTGCGGCTAGTCCGGCCAGACGAAATCCACCTTGCTAGTGGTTGCCGCAATCCCTTCAAGCTAACCTTTAGCAGAGGTGTCACATGAAACAATGCACAAAATGTAAAACCATCAAGTCACTCGATGACTTCCATAATTGCAAATCAAAAAAATCAGGCAAAATGTCGCACTGCAAGTCTTGCAGGAACTCGTATAACAACAAAAAGGCGGCAGAGATAGGTTATGATGTTTTATACAAAAGGGCGCTGGAAAGAGACCCTGAATACAGAGAGAAGTCAAAGAAGTACTACCAAGAAAACAAACAGGCAGCAATAGAAAGGGCGGCAAAATGGAGAAGGGACAATCCAGGTTGCAGACAAAAAGAATATCAAAATGCGAAACAAAAAAAGATAGAGTACGCGGCTAAATGGGCTAGTGACAATCCTGAGAAAAGGAGGTCTATATCTAGAAGATACTCTAGAAAATTCAATGCAAACCCAGACAACAAGCCTTACATATTGTGCAGAAAACTTCTTGCAAGAATAATTCTAATAACTGGCAGAAAGAAGAAAACCAAAACAGAATTAGAGCTTGGATACTCAAAAGATGAGTTGAGAGCAAACATGGAATCAAAGTTCACTGAGGGGATGAGCTGGAAAAATCACGGAGAATGGCATATTGACCATATAAAGCCCGTATCTGTCTTTATTTCAGAGGGTGAAACAGATCCAAAAGTTATAAACGCTTTAGATAATCTACAGCCATTATGGGCTAAAGACAACTTAAGTAAGGGCGCAAAGTATGACGCCGAATGAGATAGCTGATAACCGCACAGATTTACTCATGTTTACCCGCACGCTATTCAGCGCAAGAAAAGGCGCTGACCTAAAGCATAATTGGCACCAAGACATAATATGCAATGCACTTGAGCGTATCGTTACTGGGCAAATAAAGAGACTTATAATAAACGTGCCGCCACGCTCAGGTAAAACAGAGTTAGCTGTGATTAATTTTATGGCATGGTGCATGGGTAACTTCCCTGATTCTGAGTTTATTCACGCGTCGTACTCAAAGCGACTTGCTACAGCAAACGCGTATGCAACACGCGCAATAATGCAGCACGAGAAATACGCCGAGATATTCCCGCATGTGATGATGCAGAACGACTCAAGAGCCAAGGATGAATTCAGAACGTCAGATGGCGGCATTGTCTACGCTACTGGCGCAGAAGGCACAATTACGGGGTATGGCGCTGGGAAGATGCGCGATTACTTTGGCGGAGCAATAATCATAGATGACCCACACAAGGCTGGTGAAGCTAACAGTGATACTATGAGGCAGAATGTCATCGATTGGTTTAGCACCACCATGGAGAGCCGTAAGAACTCACCAGACACACCAATCATTGTTATCATGCAAAGGTTGCATGAGGACGACTTGAGCGGCTTCTTGCTAAATGGCGGAAACGGCGAAGATTGGGAACATATTAAGATACCTGCGCTTGACGAAAGCGACAAAACGTTTTGGGATGGACAATTTGTCACTGAAGATTTGCACAGGCTTAGAGCATCCAACACTTACATGTTTTCAGGGCAGATGATGCAGGAGCCTAGCCCTATTGGAGGCGGCATATTTAAGGATGATTGGTGGAGGTTTTACGACAAAGAGCCTGAGTTTGAATATAGAATGATTTATGCGGATACCGCCCAAAAGACAGGCGAAGAAAACGACTATTCTGTTTTTCAGTGCTGGGGTAAATCGGAAGGCGGCATTTATCTTATAGACCAACTTAGAGGTAAATGGGAAGCACCGCAATTATTGCAGATGGCAGAAATGTTTTGGATGAAGCATTCATCTAATAAAAATGGTAACCTAAGAAGAATGAAGATAGAGGACAAAGCAAGCGGAACAGGGCTTATCCAGCAGATGAGGCAAAAAAGAATGCTAGTTGGCGATATACAAAGGAACAGAGATAAAATTACTAGAGCGTATGACGCTGCTCCGGTAATAGAGTCTGGGCGCGTATTTCTTCCTAGAGATTCGCAATTCTTACCTGAGTTTATCCGTGAGCATTCACTATTCCCTAACGGCAAGCATGATGACCAAATAGACCCTATGATGGATGCTGTCCAAGATATGATAATAAACTATAATAAACCAGCAGCCGCACCGAGGTTTGGATGACAATCACAATAAACCTAGACGCACAATTAATGCACGAGGTATACCTTGATAGGTTAAATTCAGGGTATATCAACGCGTCTGTGTATCCAGGGTTAGAGGAAACGTACCGGTTAATCAGGCTGCTTATTCTTGACGGCGGCTTACCACGCACGCCAAAACAGCTTGAGACTATCGAGAAGCGCATACAACGCATCATCGAATTGAACTCAGGCTGGGCCGATTACACCAAGGATATGCAAGAGGCGGCATTGTATGAAGTGCGTTACATGCTTCGCAATACTGAGCTAACGCCACCGGCGAGAAATGAAATCCTATCGTTTATCGGCGAGCAAATGATTGTCATGGAGCAGTCAAAGCAGGCTGGCTTCTGGGATGAATTCATCACTGGTAATAACGCCGGACGCAATCAGCGCATTATGTCAATGGTTCGACAGGGCTATTCACGCGCCGAGACAGTTAATCAGGTGATAAAGAATATCCGCGCTGAGTTTGACGGCACACTGAAAACCCGCGCTGAGTCATTAGCCAGAACAGCCTTCACGCATTACGTACAACAGGCGAGACGAGCCAATGTATCTGCGCACCCTAAGTACTATCAGGAAGCGATATTCGTTGCTGTGTGGGATAATCGGACTAGTTTGATATGTCGCAACAATTCTAAAAAACGGTTTAAGGCTGATGACCCGAAGTTACCGGTTCCTCCTCTCCACTATTTTTGTCGTAGCACACTAATCTATGGGCCCGAAGGATTCGAGCTAACAGGTCAGCAGGTTGCCATAGGCGGTAAATCAGGACCGGCAGCAAAAGAGGCGTTTGAGAAGAAAGAAGCCCGCACAGATGGCAAACCCAAGTATCGAGGCAAGCGCGACAAAGACGCATTCGACCCGACAACAGTTAGAAGCGATACCAGCCACGAGGCATGGTTGCGCAGACAGCCTAGATGGTTTGTTGAATCATCGCTTGGCACCACAAGGGCTAAATTGTTTCTTGACGGTAAATTATCGCTATCCAAATTCACGGATATGACAGGACGCACAATCACATTAAACGAGCTTGAGCAAGAGGAATCGACAGTATTTAAGCGATTGGGCTTGTAAGTGGTTAGACCAGTGGCTAAAATTGGAGCAAAACGAGTAAAGGTTAATTATGTACATTATCAGCAATGGCATTAGAACAAAGGTAGTGGTGAGTATTGAGTCTCATCCAGACTATCCATTCGCAGCGCTCCAAATGTCAGTTGCTGAGGATTGTTTGCAAGGTGAGGATAGGGTTAAGTCGATGACCTACACTTACCTGCCGCACCCGTCACAGGTTGACACCGAAACAGATGACGCGATTATCCGCTATCGTGAATTCATCGCTGGTGCTGAGTTTGATGATTACCCAGCCAAAACGTTGCGCTCACTACTTGGCAAGATGCGTATAGATGATACTGCGACAAAAATACCGCTTGACTACCTTGAAGAAGATGCTGACGGCAACGGCTGTTCTATTTACGAGTTAATGGAAGTAGCGGCTTCTGATTCACTGGTTGATAACTGGTGCGTCGTGGCTGCTGACTATAACGGCTTAGGTGATGTTGACTTGACCGACGTTAGCAAAGAGCAATCAGACGCAGCGAACCCGCGCGCAAAGATTAAAGTTTACTCTCGAAAAAATGTGGTTAACTGGGCATTTGGTAAACGCAACGGCGTGTCGCAGTTAACGTTTCTTGCATTACTTGAGCGCGGCACAGAATTCGACGAAGAGACAATGAGTCATGACGACATTGAATCTTACTTGATCCTGGCGCTCGATGACGAAGGCAATTACTACCAGCAGAAAATCATTTACAACAGCAATAAGAAGCAGCAGAAAGGTGAGCGCTCCTATGTGATGGTTGGCGGCGCTCCGCTAAAGTACATACCTGCTGAATTCGTATCACTTGAGAAAATCAAAGACCACAAGCTACCGTGCGGCATGGGTTATATTTACCCTGTCTGCCTAAAAACATTGCACCGTTATCGTGTGTCTGCTGCGTACAAAGAGACTCAACGCAACTTAGCACCTACCACCTACACTGAAGGGTGGAAAGAGGGTGACGGCAAGATATTCAAAGAGGCTAACAACGGTCGCGCATACGTAGCCACAGGTCCAGGCTCAGTAAATAACCTGCCTGAAGGTGTAACAGTAGACGTTAAAAGCGCGTCGGCTGAAATGTCAGATTTCCAGTGGTATTTCGAGCACAACAAAAAAGAAATATCAGAGATGGGTGGGGCTGTTAAGTCAGACGTTGGCACCATGACGGCGACTGAGGCAGACATTAATGCCAGCGACCAGAATGCCATGCTTGAATCATTATCGACCAGCATCGAAAGTGCGTTTATTCGCGTTATTGAATATTGCATGGTGTTTGAGGGTAAGAGCGGTGAGGTATCCATTGACCTGCCTCGCGACTTTGCAACACCACGATTAACTGTTGATGAGGTTCGGGTGCTGCGTGAATTGCGTATTGACCGCGAAATCAGCCAGAAAGAATTCATGCGCCAACTTGAGAAAGGCGGCTGGACTAGTGAAGAGATTGACGTAATTGTCGAAGAGCTGGAAATGGAGGTGGCAGATGCACCGGTGGCCCGACCAGTTGACAACGTAAACCAATCGGTACAAAATATCCAAGAAGAAGAGACTCCCGTGGAGCCTCAAGAAACATAGGCCGTGCCAATGTCAGAACTAACCAAAGAGCAATACGAGGAATTACCGGATTTCGCAAAAGAGCAATATGTGGAAGACGGTGAAGGTTTTAGCCATAAGGGGATGCTTAAAGTTAAGCAAACCGCGAACGATTTAGACAGCAAGTGGAAGCAAGCGCAAACCCAGTTAAGTGAGTTTGAAGCGCAGAAACTTGAAGCCATCGAAAAGGCTAAAGCAGAAGCTATGGAGAAGGCGAGAACAAAAGGCGATGCTGCCGAAATTGAAAAGCAGTATCAGGAGCAGATTGATGACCTTAAATCCCGCAGCGAATCGCGGATTAATGAGTTAACAGGAAAGCTCGACGAATTGACCGGCCAAATTAAAGCCGGTAAACGAAATGAGTTAGTTTCTGACCTTGCGGCAGAATTAGCAACAGATACAGGTGGTAGAGCGTTTAAGCGCCTTATCTCCGACCGGATTGACGTTAACGCGGAAACCGGAAAGGTAGTTTTTCTTGATGATGAGGGCCGTGCCACATCATTGAGTTTGGACGAGTTCAAAGCGGAAATCAAACAGGATGCCAGCTTTGCACCATTGCTGAAAACCACTGTCGTTACAACCGGCGGCGGGCTTTTAAATGGGCCAGGTAACGGGGGCCGTGCCACCTCAAAGGCCGACATTGGCGGCGACAAGAATAGTCGTGCTGCCTATTTTGCAAGTAAATTTAACTTACCAAATTGAGGTGATTTATGGCTTTATCAGATATGCAGGTATTTAATGAATACATCATGCCTGCCACAATTGAAACTCTGGCACAAATGGTTGACAAGTTTAACCAAGCGTCTGCCGGTGCAATCCGTTTGACTACAGAAGGCTTTGACGGTGACTTCCTGCAAGAATCATTCTTTGCGGCTATTCACTCTGCGCAGCGTCGTGTTGACCGTTACGCGTCTAACTCTTCTGCGTCTGCGACCGACCTGACCCAACTGAAGCACTCAAGCGTTAAAATCGCTGGTGGCTTTGGCCCGATTCGATATGAGCCTTCACAACTTACATGGTTGCGCCAACCTACCGCACGCGGTATCGAAGTTGCCAGCCGTAACTTTGCTGAAGCTATGATGCAGGACCAGTTAAACACCGCTATTGCGGCACTGGTTGCAGCTATCGAGAATCAGGCATCGGCTACCAATGACGTTTCAGCTACTGATGGCATTAGCTACTCAGCAATGAACGCTGCTCATGCTAAGTTCGGCGACCACTCAGGCAATCTGGTTTGCCAGATTATGAACGGTGCGACTTACCACAACCTAGTTGGTCAGAACCTGACTAACACGCCTCAGCTGTTCCAAGCGCAAAACGTGCGCGTTGTGGACATTTTAGGCAAGATGGTTGTTGTTACCGATGCGCCAGCGCTGACTGTATCGACCACTGACTACAAAGTGCTTTCACTGGTTGAAGGTGCGGCAGTAGTTCACGATGCAGGCGACGTAATCAGCAACATCGAGACCACTAACGGCAACCAACGCATTGAAACTACAATGCAGGTTGATTACACGTTTGGTCTTGGCTTGAAAGGTTACGCTTGGGATGAAACCAACGGAGGTAAGTCTCCGACTGATGCGGAAATTGCAACCGGCACTAACTGGGATAAAGTCGCAACAGACATCAAGCATACTGCTGGTGTGCTTACTGTTGGCGACCAGTCATAAGGTTAGCTAAGATAAAGAAGCCCTGCTTACGCGGGGCTTTTTGTTATTCTGACATTGTAATGAATAAGTGGCGGCAAGACTTCATCAAGCTCAATGTAGTGCCACATTTTGTCAATATAAAAATAATGCCGCTTACCTTTTCCAATCTGCTTGACGCGCTTTTCCCAGTACGGAACGCTTACCCCCTTCCGCGTGTCAACTTCAAGGCTTTTGATGCCAAAGCTAGATGATCCAGCGCTCCCGCCGCTTGTGCTTATCCACGCACCGCCATGACCGCCACCGCAGCGACTTACAAATGACGGGCCGTTTACTGCTGTTTCTTTAATCATCACTTGCCCTCCCTATCCTTTAATGCCCACACAAGCCGCTCAAGCTCACCAAGTGAAAAACTACCGTCAATGCGTATATCATCCAAATCCCCCGCGTCAATATACGGAATGCTTGATTCGTGCCTATCACGGAATATGTATTCGTAATCTTCTTCACTCATCACCAATGCCCTCCATCACACCTATAAGCTCACCTTCGCAAACCATTTCAACTCCGTGCTCCCACTTATGTTGAACGATAAATGTTCCGTGGTATGTTGCTCCAGAATAAACAAACCTCTGCGCTTCGTTAATAGCTAGCGCCGGGTTTGATGCTTTAAGGTCGCGATATTCAATAATGGCAACATCCCACTTCTCCCCAAGTTCAAATCTTTCTGTATCCTCTGTTTCAAATTCAAGGTGGTAGCGATGAGGGTCGATTAGCACACTAGAGTGGGAAAATGCATCCAGCGTCACGCCCTGCTCGCGTTGAATATCTAAAGTACACTCGTATGACCTTAATGTTAGCGTATTCATCACTTAACCCTCACTTTGTAGCCTAGCGCCTTGAAGTAAGCCGCCTGTGCTCTTTTCTCGCAACGCTTAATTGGCAGCCTGAGAACTTCAGCGCAAAGGCGGTATTCATTTCTGTACAATAGCCTTGCATGCTCTATTGATTCAATCATTCCCCTTCTCCAAATTTGCCTAAACTCTAGCCATTATAGTAAACTGTACGTAACAAGTGGTCTAACCAGTGAGACAGCTATGAAAGTCATTTACGAGCCTCACCCTGTAACGACTGAACGCAAAAAAGAATTGCGTGCTCAGGGTTACAAAATCATCGACGCTAAATTCAAGCCAGAAGAAGCGCCAAAGCCTAAACGCACGAGACGTAAGAAGGTGGCGAGCAATGGCGATTCTGAATAGATTGATTCCCAATGCGTGGGCAGACTTTCTGCTGACCACGCAAAACAAAAACACTGCGCGCTTTGCTGTAGATAATCAGCAATCAAGCTTTGAAGCTAACTTGCAGTTCAAATTCTTTGACGACTGCAGCGGCGCTGATGCGATTGCTGATACTGATATTCTCATCTATCGGTTTACAACTGTTTACCCGCTAAAACTACAGTTGCGCCTAATTAACGGGTGGGCTGGTGGTCGCAAATACATTGTTTACCCGTTCACCGGCAGTGAGACTATTAGCGGCGGCTCGTGGGCAGACGTGACAAGCACCAAGCTTTCACCAATTAACAACGACCTGTCTGTTAGCGGTTTGGCTTCGCATCCCACAAGCGGCGTGACGATTGAAAAGCGCATTGCAACATCATTCAGCACAACTGCACCCAAGCGCACAGGTACATCTTACCTTGTTCCAACATCGGGTGGCGGTAGTCGGGCATCATCAAGCTATACAGCAAGTGGTAACGCGTCCGGTGTAGCCGCTGGTAATACTTTCCTGTTGGTATTTACGAATATCAACGGCACAACAGATAGCGAATTTCTTTATCAACTCGAATGGGAGGAGCGGCAGTAATGGCCTTTAATCTGAAAAACCTAGAGCAAATGCCGCGCTCCAAGACCGGCAATAACTTTAAGTATGTAACCGACGATGACCGCTATACCGTGTCACAGGCTGGTTATTTTGACCTGTCATCGGTAACGCTTAACAATCCTGGTAACGCGACAATTAACTGCCTATGTCCTAATAATAGCTTTGTGGCTATCGTTAGCTCAGATGGTGATTGCTTGGTTAAGTTGGCAGACAGAACCTATCAGTATTTTACCGCTGACACTATCGCAGATGTTACTGCATCGGGCTATTTCGCTGGTAAGAATTATTCATTCGACGCTGACGAGTCAATCAAAGTCCAAGCCTCCGACGGCCCCTATGAGGTGCAGTTGGTTGGGGGTGTGGCAAGTGTTGTTTCATCACCAGCAGCCGGAATAACTTCAGATGTTACATGGACGGTTGGCACTGGCGGGAACTTCTCAACCATTAACGAGGCGCAAGCGTTCTACCTGTCACTAGGAAAAGGGCTAACCCCGTCTAATCCAAAAGTAACAATAAACTTGCTTTCTGGTTTTGTTATGGCAGAGCAGGTTATTGTAGATGGTATCAACCTGTCAGGGTGCACCATTACGTCTGATGACGCGGAGGTGACTATTCAGCGCAGCGCACTAGCAGCGACGAATATCACCAATCTGGATTACAACTCAACTCCGGCATTCTTGGCGGTCAATGGCGGACAACTGCCGAATATTGGCGTATTGTTCAATATGGACACGTCAGGCTCTGCTGATAGTGCCAAGCAGCACGGCGTAATGGCCGCTTGGGGCGGAAAGGTTGTAGTACTGCAAGGAGCAGGAGTCAAAAACGCAACTGGCCGGGGGCTTTACTTAGTCAACGGCTTTGCTTATGCAAGGGGAAGCATCTGGGATGGAGCTGGAACTCGCGGAATAAGGGCTGGTAACGGATCTGTTGCTAACGTGAGAGATTGCAGCGCTACAGGATGCGGGGAGTACAACCTTGCTATAGGTGGCGGCTCAACGGTCACAGCGACAAGCGCTGACTTCTCAGGCGGTCTAGGTACTAACGTGCTGGTTGATAACGCATCAACACTGAACGCCGACGGGATGAACTGCTCAGGTGCAACCGTAAACTGTATGGATGTTAAGTTTAGCTCTAAGGTTAACGCTTATGCTGCTGACTTCTCAGCAGGCGCTTCTACGGTAAGGGCTGTTGATATTACTTCGTCGTGTGTCGAGATGGAAACGGCAGACTGCACTGGTTACTCAGCGTCTGGTGCTACACCTATCGTTGTAAATAGAGGCTCAGATGTTAATGCTCAGAGTGTCAATGCTACTACTACAGGCAACACTGTTGCTGTGTCTTGTACGGCATCTAGACTTAACTTCAAGAACGGCACTGCAAGCTCAACAGGTGGTCAGCCTATCAGGTGTTTCGATGGTTCAGTGATTGTTGCAACAGGCTCAACTGGTGGGTTCAACTTAACAGCCAATACGCCTGACCCAGAAGGGATTATCTTTAAATAATGCAGTCCCTTATCGAACCATACCGGTTCGGTGAGATAGGCAGTACGCCGGACGAAATGACATACGAATGTTTTACGGTGCTTTCGTATTTCTGGCCCATGAATGAGGTGACTATTCACGGGCTGGATAAACAGGTTACACTGGAGTAGGCTAAAGCGTTGCGCAAATATCTGCGTGACCAGGGCATAACAACAATACGCTACGTGCGTAACGGTAGAGTGAAAATACAATGGCTACGATAACAGTTTCAGAGGTGCGGGATTTTGTACCTAACAGCCTGTCAGACGCATCAATTCAAATGATTATTGATGTGGTTGACGAAGCAGACGCATGTATTACCACAGGCGGCTACAGTGACGCTCAGGCTAAATTGGCTAAGATGTACGGCGTTGCGGCGATGATTGTGCAGCAGTCAGGCGGGCAGCTTTCAAGCCAGTCTAGCTTTACCGGCGATTCGGTATCATTCGACACAAGCAAAGGCTCCGGCAATCAATATCTTGATTTGCTTCAAGGTATGGACGCGGGAGCCTGTGTGCTGACCGCTATTGGTCAGGGTGGCACGTATCCTTTACAGGTGCAGCGCGGATGAGCACCATTATCGGCCAATTCCCACAAGAGACTGTGACTATATGGCGCAAGTCCACTGTTGATACATCATCGTCACCATACGGTGGCGGCTGGGATGCGCCTGTTACGTTTGACGCTAGGTTCAAGAATGGTGGCGCTATTCGCCGTGATGACGAGCAGGAAGAATTCCAGCCCAATACAACCTATGTGACAAAATACGCCAGCGCGCAGAAGGGTGATATGATTGCGGTGGGCGAACATGCCGATTTAACGCCAGTGTCAGGCGCTGAGAAAATCGTCAAGGTGGAAACCGCCTCGCCTTTAGTTGGCGGTAAAGATTATGTGTTGTTGACCGGCTAATGCCATTTAAACCAGGAAAGTCATACACGGACGCAAACAACAAGCTGGACGCATGGACCAAAGATCTACAGGTTAAGGCAAAAGATGCCTGTTACATGACCGCATGGCGACTTGGCACGGCTTCTGATTACTTTGTGCCGATGGATACGGGCGACTTGCTACAGTCGAAGGAAGTGACCACGCCTGTTCGAGAGGGTGGCACATGGTCTGTCACATTAAGCTATGGCGGCGACCATACGACAGCCTATGCCGGTTGGTTGTACTACAATGACAACTGGTCTCCGCGTGGCCCTGACGCATCCGGTAAGCGTGGAGCACTAACAAACCCTAACGCAAAATCACGCTGGATTGAACATGGATTGCAGAGCATAAACCTAAGCGAAGTATTTAGAGAGGAAATGAGCAAATGAGCGCAAGCACGTTACCAGCGGAAGTTATTCGTACTACACTAATCGACAATGTGCTCACTGGCTATCACCATGCTGTTTTCTGGGATGACTCAGCACTGCCGTTTACTAATGATAGCGTGTCAATCTGTCTGGTTAACGCTACCGGCAGAGAATCAAACACCGATACCGCTCGATACCTGATTCAAGTAACACTATTTAGTGATGTGTCAGAATTACCCGATGACTGGCTGACCTTGGTAAACGATGCGACAAGTTGCCAAACGTACCTATTTAACAACCTGTCGTATGATAGCGGCACCATGAAAGTAGTCAACACCGCCGAATCAGTTGGCCGACCCATGCGCACAGGCTCAGGCCGTTGGATGGTTAGGTTTTCTGTGAATGTTGAGTGTTGACCCGGCCCCACAATACCATAAATATTGCGTCTAGTGGTTTGACCAGTTAGAATGACTATAAATCAACCATGAGGATTAAACCATGTCAGTAGGTGCAGGTATTCACAAACGCGAGTGGACCGGAACAATTGGCGGTACTGCCGTTGTTTTAGTGGAGCAATCGCTTTCAATCTCAAATTCACGCGGCGACACTTCCGGCGACACTTCCGGTGAATGGGCAGACGCCCATGCAACGCCAACTCAGAAATCAATTTCTTTCACCGGTAGCGGTGTAACACGCAACAACTCACTGTTGAAATCTGCCATGCAAACAGGCTCACAGGCTTACGCTGTAGTGCTTACTTGTACTGCCGATGACGCAGGCACAAGCGGCTCAGTGATTAGTGGCGATTTCTTCTTAGATAGCTTTGAGGATTCAGGCTCAGTTGGTGAATTGATGCAGTTTAGTCTTTCAATGTCATCTACTGGCGCGGCCACATTTACCGATCCGGTGGCTTAATATGAGCTATCGCAAAATCAAGCTGACTTGGGGTGAAAATAAAGTCGAGGTTCCTGTGACTATTGATTTAGCACAGGACATCACCGACGAAATGGGCAGCCCCTTCTTATTGGCTCGCGATATCTTCAAGGGTGAAATTCCTGATTATGCCAAAGGCTCAAAGCTGATTAGTCTCATCTTATCTAGAGGCGGTGTTGATGTTGACCCTATGGATATTTGGGATACGCTCAACAGCCTGGATAATACAGCCAAGGTGACAAGCGCATTCAGCGACATTCTGACAGCACTTTGTCCAACATGGGAAGGTGAGCAGTCAGACGAGGGAAAGACACAAGCGCAGTAGACCTTAGCGACTTATGGCCTAATCTGCTGCGTGAGTGCGTCGCCTACGGCATGAAACCTAACGAGTACTGGCAGTGTTCGCCTAAAGATATTTTTACTTACATTGCCATGAATAGGCCGCCAGAAATGGCCGGTATGTTCGAGAAAAAACAGCTCGGCAGAATGGCTGAACAGTTAGAAAAGTTTGAAAAGGGTTTAGATAATGGCTAACGATATCGCTTTTGATGTAAAGGTTGACGATACCGGTGCCGTATCAGCCGCTCAAAGAGTCAAGCAGGCAAATGAATCAGCCAGCCGTTCGTTTGAACAGATAGACAAATCTGCAAAACAAAGCTCGCTTGCTTTTTACAAAATACGCGAGTCATACAATGCTGCAAGTTATGCTTTGGCTGAGTTTGCTGCCGAACAGGTTTTGGCTGGCAGGTCAATTGATGAAAACGGGAACGTTTTAACCGCTTACGGAGTTAAGGCAAAAGGCCTTACCAATGAGCTGGCATCATTAAAGCTTGCTTTTAATAACGCCTCAGATAGATCTGAAAAAATGGCTGCAATGATGGACTCTTTGACCGGAAGGTCTCAGAAGGCATCTACTGTCATTGCTACGCAAACCACGGTCGCAACAAATCTAGCCGACTCACTAAGCGAGGCGGCTGGCGGCTACTCACTTTTAGGAGAGGGCGCTGACCAGTTAAACGACAAGCTATCGCAAGCAAATAGCACTCTAGCTAATGCTATATCAAGACAAATAAGCCTAGGAAATACTGTTGATGACAACAACCGCGTCATTGATAAGAATGGCAATGAGCTTGTGGAGGCGACAGCGGCATTAAAGCGCTACGCTGAACAAGCCAATTCGGCGAGAGCGAATGTTACCGCTGTAAATACAGCAATGGCAAGGATGTCTGATAGCGCCGATGTTATGTCTGGCAGATTTGTTAAGTTAAGCAAAAACTCAGGCCAAGCCGGCATTCAAATACAGCAATTCGTCGGACAAGTTCAGGCAGGCACTTCACCGCTTCTCGCATTCTCACAACAAGCCGCTGACTTGGGTATCGTGTTGGGCGCCCCATTGGTGGGTGCGATTGTGGGTATCGGTGCGTCTTTAGCTATGGCTTTTGTGCCTAGCATGATGGACTCGTCTGACTCAACAAAAGACTTAGTTGACAAGCTTAAAGAGCTTCAAGAAAACGCAAAGCTTACATCCAATCAACTTGAATTTTTGGCGCAAGTAGAGGCAGAAGAAGGAAGGGAGAAAGATAAAAGCATAGCTAAGATAAAAGAGCTAATTGCAGAGAAGGAGGCGCAAATAGCCACCGAAGAGGCGCTTGCAAGAGCGACATCGGTAGGCTCAAATCAAACAGGCCGTCGCGCAGTCAAAAACAAAGAGTACCAAGCATCTGTAGCCGAATTGCGCAGGGAGCTTGTGCAGCTTCGCGCTGAGCTTGATACGGCTCAAGGAAAGACGGGCGGAGTTACAGACGAACAGCAAGATAGAATAGATGCTGCTAGAGAGTCCGCAAGACGCAGAGTTCAGATATTAACATCAAGCGTAGCTGTAGAGTCAGAGCTACTTAACGCCGCCACGCGCAACAGGGTAGCCGTTGAAACTGGCGCAATGACTGAGCTTGAAGAAGCTCAACGAAACTCTGAGGCAAAAAGGATCGCCTCACTAAAAACTCAAGCGGATGCGAGAGTTTTGCAAATTCAAGATGAGGCAGCAAGGATAAAAGAGTCTGAAGTATTGAGTGGCGAGGAAAAAGCGGCACTTCTTGATAACCTTAGACTTGCAGAGCTTAACGCGATAAATAATTTCGAGGGACAGAAAACAAGCCTCGAGGAGAAAGGTAAAAGGGCAAGGTTACTACTGGCTGAACAGGAAAAGCAAGCAAAACTATCTATGCTTTCTAGCATGTTCGGCAACCTATCAAGCCTGATGAACACCGAAAGCCGTAAGATGTTTGAGATTGGCAAGGCTGCTGCTGTATCTCAAGCCGTTGTTGATGGCTATGCCGCCGTGTCTAAAACCATGGCCGCAACACCATACCCATGGAATATACCGCTTGCTGCTGCACAGTCTGTTGCAAGTTTCGCTCAGGTTAAGGGTATTATGTCCACCAGTTACGGAAGCGCAGGCACTGGGCAATCATACTCAGGCGGACAGGTTGCAACAAATACGACTACGACATCTGCTGGCGCTCAAGCACCAAACCGCACATTTGATATTCGCGGCTTAAACCCTTCTGATATGGTATCAGGGCAGCAAGTGTATGACCTGCTCAAAGCCCTTGCGGGTGATGGGTATGACTTTAACTTTATAGGGGGTTAACATGACACCTGAAAACGAGGCAACAATTCCAGCGCCTAGCGCAAACACTCCGGTTAGTGAAGGCACAGTATCACCGCCTAGCGCCGCAACACCAGTAACGCCAGCACCAATCGACGCGCCATAAGGAGCCGTAATGACTGCGCTACCTACAGACTTTAGCGTTACATCAAACAAGGGAGCGCTAACGCCGTCACCGGCTTGGCCTATTGACTCACCCTTTGCTGTAACTGCTGTTAGCGGGGCGAGCATAACCGACCCTGATGCGCTATCCGCTGTGTCTGCCGGTAGCATATCTACGCCTGTGTCATATTCGGCTGTCAGCGAATCATCCGTAACTGCGCCGTCGGCAAGCACTGCTGTGTCAATTGCGTCTATATCTGCACCATTGCTATTTAGCGGAATTGCTGATGCGTCGATTGGACTACCAAGCGCTCATTCTCCAGTCTCTACTGCGTCCATTAGCGGTCCTGCTTACTATTCGTCTGTATCGGCTGCTGGTATTACATCGCCAACATCTTATAGCGCAGCTTCTGCCGCCTCTATATCATCCCCTGTGGCGTGGAGCGCCGAGGCACTAGCGGGCATTTCGTCGCCTTCTGCTTTGTCATCTGTTTCAGGCGCATCCATTTCTGCCCCGACAGCAAAAACGCCACAGTCAGCAGCGGCAATAACTTCTCCGACAGCGATAACAGCTACGAGCGGCACAGCCACAACGCCACCTTTCCCGCTTAACCATGCGCGGATATTGTATGACAACCTGCTGCTAAATTACGATAGCGTGTCAGTGACAACCGGCACCAATGGTGCTTATGCGTTAGTGCCAAACACATACAAAAAATGGACATTCACAGGCGGCGCAGAGATTACCATTACATTACCCGCTAACGTTGATATTGACACAATATGCGTAGGCGCTCATACACTGGGAACGTCACTGTTTTCTGTTGGCGCTGAGTGGTCAGCTGGAACGACAGGTTCATTCACGCCATTAACCACAGGTAAAAACCCGACTGACAACACACCGCTCATGTTTCACTACACTGGCGGCACGGTGTCGGCTCGCAGGATAAAAATCGTGTGCAGCGGCACAGGTTCGGTAGGTATAGGTTATATCTCAGCAGGCATCGCTCTGCAATTGCAGCGCCCATTCTTTAGCGGGCATACGCCTATTACCATGGCTGACAATACGGTATACCGTAACAACATGACTGACGGCGGCGAGTTCACGTCTCGCAGCATTATCCGTAAGGGGTTTAGCAATAGCGTGTCACTGGATAACGTAGATAGAACTTGGATACAGAATTATTTCTTAGACTTTAAAGAGGTTTCGAAAGAATATCTTTATTTCATTGCGTGGAACTTGCTGGAATACCCTAACGAGGTCGGATTGTGCATGACTGGCGGTGACATATCGTTACAGTTCAGCGGAACCCGCAACTTAATGTCAATTAACTGGAGTCAGACCGGTCATGGCTCTGTATAACAACGCGAAAAAAGAAGCAGTAAAGCGCCCATTTTACTATGTGGAGATTGACTGTGACGGCACGACATTTCGCTTTTGCCTTGACCGCTCGCCTGTTCCTCCTGGTCTTGATGCTGCGCCATTTGTTGCGGGTACTCCGTCGTTCGGTGCAACATCGATTGACCCAGAAGGCGGCATCGGCATCCGTGGCCGAGTAACGGTAAACATTCGCGACCACAATGACGAGACCGAGCTTTCAACACCTGGAAACCCTGTAGATTTTTGGCCTCTATGGAGGGCTACATATCCGTATTATCAGGGTTTTCCTATGCGGGTATACTCTGGATACCTAGACGATAAATTCACTTTTGACACTAACGCATTTCAGGCTCGCCATTACCTGCTGGACTCGTTCAAGAAAACCGCTTCAGGCGTGTCTATCACAGGCCGCGACCCGCTTAAATTCGCTGACAATGACCGTGCGCAGTATCCACCAAAATCAACCGGCTATCTAAGCGCTGATATTACTGATGCTGCAACCAGCATTACCTTGTCACCTACGGGCGCAGGCGATGCTAATCACGGCACTAGTGGCATCATCCGCATTAATGACGAGATAATGACCTACACGCGCACCAGTGGCAGTGACACACTGACGGTAGTTAGAGCGCAATATAACACCGTGGCCGACGCGCATAGCGCAGATGACACCGTGCAGGAATGCGTCGAGATTCAAGATACTGTTGACAATATCTTATACCTGCTACTTGTTACCGGTGCGGGTCTTGATTCTTCCTACATTCCAACGTCGAAGTGGGCGGCAGAGCGTAGCGCGTACCTTCCTGGCAACTACTACACGCTGCTAACTGAGCCGGTAGGTATTAAAACCCTACTGAAAGAATTAGGCATGGAAGCGCCGCATCGCCTGTATTGGGATGAGCGGCTGGCAGAAATATCATTTGTCGCGATTAAAGATTTCTCATCATCCGTGCCTACATGGACAGACGAGGGTGAGCTGCTTGCTGATACCGTGTCGTGGCAGGATAAGCTTGATATGCGGGTTAGTACTGTCATTGTGAATTTTGGCATATATGACTACGCCAAAGACCTTGACGAGATAACCAACTATCAACAGGGATATGTACGCATCGACCCTGATAGCGTATCGAATTATGGCTCACAGAAAATCAAAACGATTAACTGTCGCTGGATTAACAATGATAACAAAGCGGCTGCTATCCTGCTGGCCGCGCGATGGGGCCGCAGATACTCGAAAGCACCCATCGAAATATCGTTCCAGTTGGATTCGAAAGACACCGACGTATGGACCGCTGGTAATGCTTACGTTAACACTAGGACGATTGTGGATAACACAAACGCCCGTATTGACTTACCTGTTGAGGTTATGTCGGCGCAGGAGTCGGATAATTTCAGTTACACTTGTCTTGAGCACTCATACGGCCAAGAGCTATCACAGGACGAAGGCGTTGACGAGGGCGTGCTTGTAGTTCAACTATCCAGTGAGATTGACCAGTTGAAAGATGCGGGTGGTACTGCGCGGACGCTTCGCGATGTATTTGACGACCAATACCCGCCGTCAAGCTATGATGCAGACACACAGGTTAGGATTATTTTTGATGGCTTCTGCGTCGCTGGTAGCAGTGATAACACACAGCCCGCCGTGTCAACGGGTGATTTTAGCTACTTCAATAATGACCCAATACTTGATGTCAGGGGGCTTATTGTTGGTAAAGGCGGTAATGGCGCGAACCTTGGCGGCACGCCGGAAGCTGGCGGTATAGCCTTATACCTTGAAACCAATGTGCAGATTGACAACTCAGGCACTATTGGCGGGGGCGGCGGGGGCGCTAATGGTCAAAGCGCATCGAGTGGCGGTGTATCGGCATTTGGCGCTGGTGGCGGCGGTGCGGGATATACTAACGGCCTAGGCGCTACAGGCAGCTTTGTATCGCCGCCTGTTAATGCCATCGACATTACCCCTGCACAGAATGGCGACAACACGACTGGCGGCGCTGGAGGTATAGCGACTGCCGATGATGGCGCTGGCGGCATATTTACCGCTACAGGGTTTGCAGGCGGCGACCTTGGTCAGACTGGTGGCGGCTCAGGTGGTGCGGCAGGTGCGGCCATCGAGAGAAACGGATATACTATTACTTGGATCAACACAGGCACTGTACTTGGTGCTGACAACCCATAGGTGAAATGATGGCACTTGTACCCCATACGATAACAGCGCTAGAGCGAGACACAGCATCGGCTCAGTCTAGCGGAAAACAGGTTGTAACCGGTGCGGTTTGCTCGATGTACCACAGAGAATCGGGTGTAGTTGCCATAATGTATGACGATGAATTCTACACCAACGGCGCTACATCAAAAACGACCAACTCGAATGGTCAGGTGGTCGTTTACGTTGAGCCTGGAGAGTACCGGCTTAGTGTGAATAGCATTGATAGCTATATATCAATTACTGAAAAATTCAAGTACGTGGACACGCGTGAGCCGCAGGGCGACATGTTGAGCGGCGTTAAATCCACTATTACTGATAAATGGTCTGGACGATCTGTTAGTATTTTGGGTGACTCCATAAGTTGGGGTTCGAACTGTCCAGACGTATATTCGGACAGTTATGCGGCAGTGCTGCGCAAGTTGCTTTTGCTGGAAAACGGCTCAGAAAGCATAGGATTTATCAGTTCCAGGGGTGTTGCCACCAATGCCGAGGGTACATACAACGACTACCACTCAGTGACAACTAGCGGTTCATGGAATTTTAAAAACCTTGGTGACGCTACGACTGTTATCAATGGGTTTTCTCGGTATAGCTCTACACCTGGAGATTATCTTGATTTCAATGTTCCATTTGAAACAACTCAATTCAGGGTTTTTTATCGCGCATTTAGCGGCGGCGGTACGTTTACTATCTCGAACAATGGTGGCGGCACTGTACAACAAACAGTAGACAGTAATGCCACAGAGGATGGTTCGGCCATATCTCCACTGGTCGCAATGGTGGACAGTGGTGACGGTACTTCTGACATTCGAATTGAGGTGGTGTCGGGAACCGTTGAAATCACAGGTATCCAATATCTGAATGCGTTTGATGATTTCGTCGTTAACAATTTTTCTGACCCTGGCCGCAAAATTCTTCATACGGATAACAGTGTTTTTGACGATGCCTGTACATCTGAGACGCTTATTTTTGCATTAGGGTACAACGACAGGGATTCTAGCGCCGGTGAGAAAGTGACAGTAGCAAGCAAGCTTGACTACCTTGTCACACAGGTCAAGAGCAACAAAACAAAGCTTTATGTTATTGATACAAACTGGGGTTACGACTCGTCAACATGGATTAGACAGGAATTAAGGCAGATGGCAAGCGAGGTCGCTGGCGCTGTTTATATCCCATTGCCGGACCTATTAAGCAGTGACGGCTCATTGTTAAGCATATCTGAGCTTCGCGATACGTACGGGTTTTTATCTGATGGCGCACACCCCACACCTGCCGGTCATAAAAACATGGCTCAGACAATTGCGAAAAACATGGGGCTGTCTGTTTCATCAAAGGGCGTTGAGCAAACTATCCGTGCCGGAAATTTCACGCCAACCAGCGGGACGTTTACACCAACTGTAACATTTGCGACACCTGGCGACTTCTCGCCCACCTATCTCATTCAGGAAGGTACGTATAGAAAAATAGGCGACATGGTGTATTTTGCTATGACAGTAAGATTTGACACCAATGCGTTTACCACAGCGTCAGGCAATTTCAGAATAGCATCACTTCCGTTTACGTCGAAAACAGCCGGTGCAGCAGGAATATCATTTTATGATTTCGCCTGTAGTCTTGGTGTTGTACAAAATGTAACGTTTGATGATACTATGTTTTTGAGCGCTTCGGTTATTCCTGGCTCCAGCTATATAGAGTTTAGACAAAATGACCCTAGCACAAACGGATTAGAGGTTGGTACGTCGAACATACCAGCATCTACTAGCAATATTCGAATCGCGTTGAGCGGTTGGTATTTTAGCCAAAGTTGAGGATTGAGTTATGAGCACCAAAACAGAAGGTCGCAGCGCGATGCCAGTAGGCAGGAAGAAACCTCGCGACACAAGCAAGACAAACCGGAAGCCACCTAAGAAATGAACGATTGCAAGGTAATACTTGCATCTTATATTTTGGTTTATGCAGTACAATTTATTTTTTATGATGCTTCATTTTCCGCTTACTATACAGCGTTGTTACTAACAACAACGCTGACTATCTTTATTTGCTCCGAAATACCTAGTAAAATCACGACCATATATGCGTCAATGCAGTTTATTTTGGGCGCATTTTATCTATTTTTACTAGCCGGTTATGATGTTTTCCCCGTGTTATATGACTGGCCGTTAAACTTTAGTTTAATTCTGTTATCCTTTGAATTAACTATAATAGTCAACGGAGGTCTAAGTGCTGTCAGTAATATTGTGCATCGGTTGCGCACTGGTAGCAGTTTCCGGCCTTTTATTAATTAAATTGCTTAAACAGTTGAAATCCCATGAGCGAAGAATTACAAAAGACCGTTAACGACCACCAATACCGCATATCTTCACTAGAGGAAGGCACTACGAAAGTGCTCACTTCTTTAGATAGGCTCACTGATGCTATGAATAATCAGGCAACGCAATTTGCTGTATACGCGTCGAAACACGACACGGTTAGCGCTGAGTTATCATCTGTTAAAAACAAGCTAGATGTGCATAGTGAAACTATCGCAGCAATGAAGCCTGTTGTTGACGGTGTGCGCGGGCTGATATGGAAGGTTGTAACCGCTGCATTGCTTGGTGGTACTGGGGTGGCGGCTGTTATAGTCGCCTTGTTGAACTATGGCAGCAATTAAACGTAACTACCACAAACACTATACGGCTGGCGAATGGTATCTACCAGACGGCCAGCTAATCTACACATTGGAGCTACCCTGGCGTAATAACCAAATCGGCAAATCCTGCATCCCAGAAGGTCAGTACATCGTTGACCGTGACCACACCGGCAAGCATCACTGGTACAAATTCCGCAACGAAGAAACTGACCCTCGTACCAATATTGAGATTCACCCCGCGTCACTACTCAAGCACCTGCTGGGCTGCGTCGCCCCATGCCTAGACATTAAAGGCGGACCAATGACCAGCGAACCTGTCGCGGTGGATTCACTGAAAGCTTGCGAATTACTTTTACAGTGGTATGGTGAAGATAGTTTTGTTTTGGAGATTGCAAGCTAATGGCTAGTTTCTGGGGTAGATTGTTTGGTTCATCTGATGTCGTAAAAGAAGGCGTCTCGATGATTCGAGATGCAGGCGACGCGCTATTCTATACTGACGAAGAGAAGGCGGCAGACGCAGCCACAGAGCGCGCAGAAGCCAGAAAGATGATAATAGACTGGATGGCTAACACTAGCGGACAAAACCTAGCAAGGCGGCTTCTTGCGGTCATGATTACGTTTGTGTGGCTGTTTATGTATGTATTTAGCATGGTAATGAATTTGGTTGCTGTATGGGCTTCACAGCCTGAGCAATGGCGAGCAAGCGCAACTGTCATTGGTGGTTATGCTGAACAGATGAACGGGGCCATGATGCTGATATTGGCGTTTTACTTCTCAGCCCCGTACATGGGCGCTATCGTTGAAAAGGCTATGGGTAAGTTTGGTGGTAAAGCCGGTTAAATTACCGGCTCACCCACTCCCCACTACGAACCCGCAAATAAGCCACAACAGTTTCAACGCGTATGCCGTGCTTTGCTGCTATGTTTTCGATTGTCCAGCCGTTTAGCCAGCGTGTTAGAATCATCACTCACCCCCGTTTAGTTGTTGGCGTAGTTGACCAATAAAGACTTCATCAAACCATTGCTTCTTTTGTCCTTCATGACTTTGAATTAACTTGCTTCCTGCTGCTTTTGCTCCTTTAATCTGCTGCTCAATGGCGAATTTGTTTAAGAGCTCATTAGCTCTGACATGGCTGTCATTAATAGTGTTTTTCAGTCGTAAAAAAGCAGCGTCTTTGCTCTCAGAATCATGGGTTGCGAAATCTTTAATGAAATTTAGGCAGTAAGATAATACATACCGTTCTATATCTACTGCTTTTTCGCGCTTTTCTAACGCTTCAATCTCTGACAATGCGCTATCAAATAACACTCCAAGAGACTCGGCCCCTTGCTTTTTGTGTAGCTGCGCTTGCAGTTTCAGCATTCTTTTTAATTTATTCGCATATTGATTATCCTTACTTTCGTAAATTGATAGTCGTTTCTCCAAATCATCCCGCTCACGCTCTGCTGCTTTGAGAGCCTCCAGCGCTTCGTTCAGCATTGCTCCGGTTTGCTTTTCAGTCTTTAATAACTTCTCGTATTCCTCCATCTGAATCTTGACAATCTCGACAAGTTCTTTTTGTGTTTTGTCTTCTACGCTGTGAATCATATTCCCTCCAAAAATGGAGCCACCGGTTTGAGGTAGCCACACATCGCGACTGCGCTAACAGTTAAATTATGCGTGACTGCCGGTGGCGTTGAAACTATTCTGTGATTGCCTTGGTTGCTTCCGGTAGTGAATCACCAATAATCATTGGCCCGACAGAGCAAACAGCAAAGGCAAAAACAGTAAGAACAATAGCGACCAAAATGCCGCACTCAAAAATCTTAGCATTCTTGCTAATTTGTACAAAAGGTGCCTCTATATTTCTTCTACGCATGAGTATCTCCGTTATCCGCGATACTGCTGCGGTGTTGTTAGTGTGGTTAATATACCACCATTTTTCGATTATGTGGTTTGACCAGTTAAGCCTTTACGCTCCATGACGTACAGCAGTCCAGGCTTGTTAAGGCTTATGAACTTTGTGGGTTTGCCATGCTTGACACTTATAACTCCATGGAAATCCAGAACGCGTAACACTTCTCGATACGTCTTTCGCTCAACGCCTATCCTATCGGGCATGCAAAGTTGACCAGGTAGGAAGTCTCCGGTTTTCAGGGTTGGCAAATAATCGTACACCATCCATTGTATGCAAAAATTAAACGGCTCCATATTCATCGCCAATACACCTTCACTGATTTCACCCACTCCCACCGATACGGAACGCCCCAAACGTCAACAAGCCAAACATCGTCGTGCTCGCAAATAGTGCGCTCTATCTCGTAGCCGTAGATTGGGCAGTATATTGTCGCGACTTTTCGGTATCCTGGCGACGATGCTTTGCCTGTGTTTTTGGTCATTCTTCATACTCCAAACTTGTAACGGGCGCTGGCACAAAATCATGCGCCAGCACATGCGGGCAAGCCTCTAAAATGTAATCATGTGCAGCCTCGTTAGAATACGAGCAGACATCAATTAGATACGCGTGTATCTCGTAATATGTTTCACTGTATCCGAATAAGACACCCTGACTCACTGCGCGCTACCCTTAGCCGTAAACAATCGGCCATTGTAAACGTGGTGGTATTTGCAATCTGTGTCATCTTCATAGCGCAAAATCGTGTTTCGGCTGCATCCTAACTTCTCGGCGGCCTTGATTTTACTTCCTGTTGCGCTTACGAACTCAGAAACAGATACAGCAAGGTCTTTGTCGCGGCTGAGGATGAATTCGATTACATCATCAATGTCAGCGTACTCGCAGCAATTAGGGCCATGAATTGTTACCAACTCATTCAGCATCCGCTTTCGCAGGTATTCGCAGGTTTTCATAACTCGCCCTTCTCCAATTTGTTCGCCAGATAAACAAGCGCGTCCTTTGCCTGCTGCGGCTTTGTAAGTGCAGTCCAGTTAATTTCTTTAGCAGCCTCACGCACAGCATCGGCTTTGATTGAATTTACTTCCTCAACCGTCAAGCATAACTCTGACATTTGCCTAACCTGTGATTCTAGCCGCTCGATTTCTCTTTTCGAGTTGCCAAGTAAATCAGCCATAGCATTCGCCCCCGACTTTCTCGCCAGTCTTAATTGAAGACTTAACATTTGCTTTAACTCACTCATACTCCCTCCGGTGGTTGTGGTAGTCGACCATGCTGCTTATAGAACTTTGCATCATCAAGGCTTTTAAACCACATGCGTTTAGCAGTTCCCCAGCCGCCGTCAGTAAATATCCACCCGCACTTTTTGCATGTGCCGTGGTCATATCTAACGACATATTCATGTTCGCATTGGGTGTCAGATGAAAGCGCCGGCAACTCCAAATCACCTACGTGGTTTGTGCGCTCTACCTCTTTGATATACTCGTTAATGCTTATACCCTTGCAAATACAGTCAGATAGCGCCTCACGCAACAGCGCTAGTAGTTGTTGTTTTGTCATTTGTCAGACTCCTTGCCTGTAGGCTTGGCTGGATTGGCGTCAACAATCTGCTTAATCAAATCTTTATTTTCCCGCCAAAACTTCAATGCAGTTTTACCATCCATTTTTAAAATGCGCTTGTCGTCAAATTCCCACCAATCGGCAATTTTGTGACGCTCACAGCCAATTTGCATATATTCCGATGTATAGGTTATTGGGTATACATCACTAAACCATAGTGATTTGATTTCGCATTTATTGCCAGCACACCAACGTAGGTCTGCGTCCCCTAGGTTTGCGTACCGTAGGTCTGCGCCCCGTAGGTTTGCGTACCGTAGGTTTGCGCCCCCTAGGTTTGCGCCCCCTAGGTCTGCGTCCCCTAGGTTTGCGCCCCCTAGGTTTGCGCCCCCTAGGTCTGCGTCCCCTAGGTCTGCGTACCGTAGGTTTGCGCCCAGTAGGTCTGCGTACCGTAGGTCTGCGTCCCCTAGGTCTGCGTCCAGTAGGTTTGCGCCCAGTAGGTTTGCGTCCTCTAGGTTTGCGTACCGTAGGTCTGCGCCCCGTAGGTTTGCGTCCTCTAGGTTTGCGTACCGTAGGTCTGCGCCCCGTAGGTTTGCGCCCCGTAGGTTTGCGTCATTTTTAATAGCATCAAGCAAACATTCTTTAACGCTTTGGAAATCACCACTGTGGATAATTCCCCCTGTAAATCTGTTTTTTATTTCAATCATTTTATCCCCCTCCATTTCCTACAATATACCATCTCTACGCGCCAAGGTGGTTTGACCAGTGGAGCCGGCCCTGTTGAGCCGGCTTGCCTTATTAGAACGGAGCGCCACCGCTAGGGCTGGGTTGTTGCTGGTATCCACCTTGCGGCTGTTGCTGCGGTGCGTTTTGTTGAGGTTGGTCCTCGAATACGCTGACCATAACAGAGTCGCTTTGCTGCTTACCTTGCTTGGCGGCTAGAGCATTCTGTTTAAGTAGCACGCCAGCTAAATTGATGGTCGGGTCCATCAAAATAAAGTCGCCGTTTTGGTTATTTAAAATTACACCAATTTTAGTGTATTCGCCCTTTGTCTCACCTTGCTGGTTTGTGTACTCGCCTGTTTTAACTACTAATCGTTTAGCCATGATTACATATCCTCATCATCTGTTTGCGGCTCCGGTTGAGCCATGTTTAAAATTTCTGTTTTCATTTCTTCGGTTAACAAACCCTTCTGCTGGCAACCTTGAATGATTTGCTGTGGTGTGTACTTGCCTTCACCAATCAATTGCGCCCATTGCGATTTGTTCTTGTTGAACGACTCAGCAGGGTACGCCGGCAACTGTAACGGCTCCACAGTGTAAGGCTTGCGTTTGCCTCGCGTAGCAGTCAGCGCAACGCTGAAAGGCTTGGTTAAGCCAGTCATGTGGCTGATGCGAATTCCGCCCACTGCAGCGCCCGCCCAGGTAACAGACGGATCGTTAAACAGCGTCATACTCTGACCAATCCAGTCGCTGTCGTGCTTACCCCACACTGCTATCATCAATCGCCGCATAGATTTACAAGGCTTGTAAGGATGATAGCCGTTACCTATAACAACACTAACAGGCTGGTCTGGGGACTCATAAACAACAACATCCTGAACGGTAACCGTGATAGGTCCAGCTATAAGGTCATCTGCGTTTAACTGGTCAGACTTTGGTTTAATAGTGAAACTTAAATCATTCATAGTTGATACTCCGCGTCTGCTTCGTCGTCTAACGCCCATACTGGCAGGCTCATTAACTCTGATTCCTGAACAAGACCTGCAGGAATTCCGCCGGCTTTCTTGAATTCAGCGTATGCGGTTAAGTCCCTGTTAAATTCACGGCGACCCACTGCTTTAGCTTCATCATCAAGCGTGTATAGTTTGTTGGAGTGCGGCGGTTGCTCTTCTACTGCCAAAAACTTGAACTCTTTCACGTTGATTCCGGCAAGTGCCGCTACATACATGTAAAACGCATCCTGTACGTGATAACGGTAAGACCCTATAGAGCGCTGGAACTTGTCATAGCGAACGTCTTGCGTTTTCTTTAGGTCAACAGCGACTCCGCCGCGCGTTAGGAAGTCGAAACGGCAGCGAAGATGCAATCCGGTTGCTTGACATACGGCAAACACTGACAGCTCAGGGTATCCTTCGCTTAGAAGCTTCATAGCTTCTTTGTTTAGGCTAACGCTTTGGTACATGCCGTTTACCTTGTCTGACTCATGACCAACTAAAACCAACTCGCTAGTGCCTGCGGCTTTCACAGCCTGCTTGTACTCGCTAGCTCGTCGGTCTTTCACGTTAGGCAAAAGAATATACTCAGACTTGTATCGCTCGTGCTCGAAAAGCGCGGCGTGTATTGCGGTGCCTATCTCCATGTGCCGCGTAAGTTCAAACGGCGTGCGGTACTCATAGTGGGCGATACTGCGGTTTATCAAATCTAACCCGCTTTTGCTTATTGACGGGTGAGTGTGATAAGCACTGTTTGGCATGTTAATAACTGCGCATGTTGCTGGCAGTTCACCCTCATGCTGGGTGTAATCAATAACGTCTATCATGTTCTGTAGCCCGTTTGGTTGTTGCTGGCTAAGTCAGCCAGTGGTTGTAATCCTATGCTTTATGGTTTATTGTGTCAACACCTAATAACAAAAAGGTTAAACAATGCTTACACTAGATGAAATAAAACAGAGACTAAGTGACCGCAATATAAGCGCTGTTGCCAAGTCTGTAGGAATGACGCGGCAGTTTATATCTGCAGTGAAAACAGGCAAGGCGCCTAACCCTAGTTACGTCACAGTAAAAAAGCTGTCTGACTACCTGGAGGCCAACCAATGAGCCAATTCCAGCTATATGAGGACCAGGCTGAATTCGTGCACAACTTACGCGCGGCAGTGGCCAAAGGGTGTAAATCTGTTTTGGGCGTGGCCAGCCCAGCATTCGGGAAAACCGTGGTTGCAGGCTACATCACGCAAGAGGCACAAGCTAAAAACCCGCATACAAGCGTTTGGTTTTTGGTTCACAGAAAGAACCTGCTACGTCAGACCGATAAGTCTTTCTGGTCTGCCAAGATTGAACACGGCCTAATCACTAGTGGACGTCGTCAATCAAAGCTACCCGTCCAGATTGGCACCATCGGTACTGTTTACAGCAGGCTTGAGAGACTGGCACCGCCTCGAATCATGTTTATAGACGAGGCGCATCTGGCTAAAGGCAACATGTTCGAGACCGTCATTAATTGGGCTCGCGACAATGGCGCTTTGGTTATAGGGCTAACCGGAACGCCTAAGCGTCTTGACGGTAAAGCGCTAGGTGACTTATTTGACGAAATGATAGAGGCTAAGTCAACTGCATGGCTTATAAAGCAACGTAGGCTTTCCAATTACGTCGCCTACACAACCCCAGTTAGCCCTGACCTGTCAGACGTTAAAAACGCCGGCGGTGACTACAACAAAGACCAGTTAGCCGGCGCTATGTCTAAACCATCAATTGTAGGCGACGCGGTTAGTCACTGGAAAAAATTGGCTAACGGTCTGCGCACAGTCTGTTATTGCGTAAACGTTAAGCACAGCAAGCAAACTGCACAAGCTTTCAATGATTCAGGCGTGCCGGCTATACACGTGGACGGAACAAGCACGGAGGGCGAAATAAAAGATGCCTGTATGGGGCTGGCTGACGGTCGCTACAAGGTCTTATGTAATTGCGAACTAGTTATAGAGGGTTTCGATTTGTCCGCGCAGGTGGGCAGAGACTGTACACTTGAATGCTGCATACTGCTTAGGCCTACACAGTCTGTTGCGCGATACCTGCAGATGGTGTTCAGGGCTATGCGTAAGAAGCCTAACCCGGCTGTCATACTTGACCATGCAGGATGTATAGTTAAACATGGTTTGCCGTGTGAAAAACGTGAATGGTCTTTATCAGGAGATGAACCAAAAAGACGCAAAAAGAAAGACGACGAGCCAGACGTAAATGTGTCTCAGTGCGGGCAGTGTTACGCGGTGTTCAAGTCTGGTGTTGACGCATGCCCAATGTGCGGAGCTCCGGTAGAGAAGAAAGAGCGCAAGTTAAACGAGGTTGAGGGCGAGCTAGAGCAAGTAGATATGGCAGCGGTACAGGCAGAGCGAAAACGAGCCCGACAGGAGCAGGGGCAGGCAAACGGATTGCGTGACTTGATAGCGCTTGGCAAGCGGCGCGGCATGAAGAATGCCAGTGGGTGGGCAGTCAACGTTTATATGGCCAGAGGAGGCAAGAAGCCTGGACCAAAAGACTACGCAGAAGCTAAGAGAATAGAGGCTAGTTTATGAACTTAGAGACCAAGATACAGCGCAACATCATGATCGCAATTAGCCAACTGGGTCACACCGTATGGCGCAATGAAACAGGCTCATTCTGGACCGGCCAAGTAATACACAAGGACAACCGAACAGTGACGCTAGCAAACGCACAAATGATACCTTGCGGGCTATGCAATGGTTCCGCTGATTTGATTGGAATAACCAATAAAGGGAAGTTTTTTGCTATAGAAGTAAAGGCCCCTAAAGGCAGGGCCAGCAAGGAACAGATTCAATTTATAGAGCACGTAAACAAACATGGAGGGATAGCAGGTATTGCGCGAAGCCCTCAAGATGCTGTAGATTTATTAACCCGCGCATAAGCGCTAACAACGGGATGCGTCCCACAACCTTACGAGGTAAACCATGAAATGCAACCACATTGGCGGCATGAGATATGCCCGCCGAACATTCGAAAACGGCACGCAGCATTACTGCATTCAGTGCAAGTTGTGTGGCGATGTAGTAAAACACAAGCGGCACGGCTATCGACCATTCATCAAGCATAGCGAAATACCAACCGGATACCAGATCCACGAATTTCAAGACACGACTGATGATTCATGGCAGGGAGGTCTGTTCGATGGCAGCATCTAAACCGATAAGTTGGTACGCTGAACGTTACGCAAACAAGTACAAATTCGCTCTAATACCACTACAAGAGCGAAGCAAGCTCCCAATCGAAAAGGACTGGGGCAACAACACACTGAACGGAAACGCGCCAGACTACTTTGCCAGCCACCCAAACCATAACATAGGTTTGGAACTAGGACAGTCTCGTATGTGCAGTCTAGATATAGATTGCATGGAGTCGTTCAAGGTCATATTGGACGAGTTTGGGATACCGCTTGAAGAACTGAATAAATACCCGACCATACAAGGCGCAAGCAAAGGTTTGCGTCTGTTGTTTCGTGTGCCAGACGACCAGGCGCTTAATTACTGTAAAGTGAATTGGCCACTAGAGGACAACCCCAAAAAGCACTACACCGTGTTCGAGCTAAGAGCCAGCAGCGAAGGCAAGCAGCGTTTCGACGTACTACCGCCAAGCATTCACCCTGAGACCCAAGAGCCGTACAAATGGATAGTGCAGCCACCAAAACAGGGAGATTGGCCAACACCGCCGGCGTGGCTAATATCTATCTGGACTGCATGGGACTCGTTCAAGCCTCAGCTACGTGACGCGTGCCCTTGGGCTCAACCTGAGCAGAGGCCAAAACCTGCTAAAACTAAGGCTTCCAATGGAGGAGACAAGGCTAACGAGGTGGTCGAGGCGTACAAGCGTGCTAACCCGTTACTGCAGCAACTAGAGCGATACGGTTACACTAAGAAGGGCAGGCGCTACCTTAGCCCGCATAGCGGGACAGGACTACCTGGCGTCCACATCCTAGACAACGACACCTGCTGGATTCACCACGCAAGCGACCCATTAGACAGCGGCGAAAGCGGGCACCCCGTCAACAGCTACGACCTGTTCTGCTACTACGAACATGGAAACGATCGATCAGCTGCGTTCAAGGCCGCTGCCGCTGAGTTGGGGATAGAGCTCAAGCAGCAACGACAAGAGACCCCACCAGCAGAGACCAAGCCGAAGCAAGAGCGTGAAAAAGCTCCGGCCACCGCAGCGCCCGAGCCAGAAGAGGCGACGTTCGACTTCATCACGCTAGGGTTTAACGACGGTAATGGCTACTTCCTGCCAAAGCGTACCGAACAGGTAACCAGGCTGTCGCTGGGCTCGCTACGCAAACAGCATCTGCTACAGTTGAGCCCGCTTACGTGGTGGGAGTCAATGTTCCCCACCAAGAACGGCATAGACTGGGACGCATGCTATGACGCCGTAAACCGGTGGTGCGAGCAAGCCGGCGTGTACGACCCTAGCAACCAGAGAGGGCGCGGGGCTTGGTACGACGACGGAAGGAGCGTGTTGCATTTGGGTGACAGACTCATGATAGACAACCAGCGCACCGGTCTAACTGAGTACAGAGGGCGTTACATCTACGCACGGCAATCTGCTTTTGAAAACGGTTTCGACGCGGTGCCGGCTAGTAGTGACGACGGGAAAGAGTTAGCAGGCATATTCGAAGGGCTTAACTGGGTTAGACCTGAGCACGCCATGTTCACCATGGGCTGGGTAGCATTAGCACCTATCTGTGGTGCGCTGTCGTGGCGTCCGCACCTGTGGATTACTGCGCAGCGTGGGGCGGGTAAGTCATGGGCGCAAGAAAACATTATAGACAAGTTAGTAGGCCGGATGATGATTTACTGCCAGGGCGGCACCACTGAGGCAGGTATAAGGCAAAAGGTTCAATTCGACGCAAGACCAGTAATGTTTGATGAGGCGGAGAGCGAAAACCAGCAAGCCATGGGGCGCATTCAGTCTGTTATTGAGCTGGCCAGACAATCAAGCTTCGATGGTGGCGCTGAGATAATGAAAGGCACAGCTAATGGAGCCGGCATGTCTTTTAGAATGCGGTCAATGTTTCTGATGGGCTCGATTAACGTGGGTTTAAAACAAGCCGCCGACGAGTCTCGGTTCACGGTTGTATCATTGAATAAACCAGAAAAGACAAGTGAATCTATAGAGAAGTTTAGAGCATTTGAAGCAAAGGTAATGGACACGCTAAGCGATGACTTCTGCAAGTCTATCAGGGCCCGAGCCTATCACATGATTCCAGTTATACGCGAGAACGCTAAAACGTTCAGCACTGCAGTAGCTATGAAAATGGGCTCGCAGCGTATCGGTGACCAGGTTGGAACGCTTCTGGCTGGTTATTGGGCCCTGATAGATGATGAGATATTCTCAATCGATGAGGCTCGAGCAATAGTGGACCAATTAAACCTTGATGAGGCGCAAGAGGCTGAGCAGGTAAGTGACGAGGAGAATTGCCTAAGTCGTATCATGCAGCGCCAAGTTCGCATTGATGGAATTAATGGTCCTATTACAAGGTCGATTGGTGAGTTAATTAACACTGCGCTTGGTAGTGACACGACATCGATTACTAGCGGTATGGCCAAGGATGTACTGCCAAGGTTTGGCGTTAAGGTTGAGCGAGACACCGTGCTTATAAGTAACAGTCACAACGAGATTGAGCACAGCCTTTATAACACGCCATGGCAAGGTAACTGGTCTCGAATTCTGCAGCGTATCGATGGCGCAAAAAAAGGCCAAGGTGTCGTTAGATTTGCAGGAAGCCCGACGAGATTTACCGTTCTACCTTGTTACGCTTTTACTGAGTAACCGTTACGATGTAACACTTAAAGGGCCCGCTTATATGCGGGCTTTCTTATATACCGTAACACTTTTTGTTTTTTGTTACGCTTTGTTACGCTTGCTGTTACTTTATAAATCAATTATTTATGTCATTTTGTAACGATGTAACAGTTTTTCAAAAATATAGACACTATATATAATAAATAGCCCATTTCTATATATTATGCCATATATAATAAAAGTTACTCTTTATCTATATATTGTTACATTGTTACGGATTACGCCATATCCCTTATGTGGCGCGGCTTGTAGCTGTAACAGAAGGTGTTACACACTGTTACAATCGGCGTTTTTATGACGTAAACTATTGATATTAAACAAATAAAACTGTTACACGAGGCTAAAAATGAAACCCTACCAAATAAAACTGACCTACAAAGGCAAAAAATACCAATTCGCCATGCTATCCGATGCCGACGACATCGAGCAGAGTTTGCGGGAACGGTTTCCAGGGTGTGAGTGTGAAGTGGTACGACCAGATAAAATAATAACGAAAAGTACTTGCAAACGAAATTCATTAGGGCATACTTGAATCATCAACTAGAGGAGATAAGCAAAATGAAAACTTACACAAAACAAATCAACGGCGTAAAGGTTACTGCATATAAAGATTCTGGTGCTTACTGGGTTGTAACATGCAACGGCTCAACGGCCCCATGGCCATGCAGTAAGTTCGCAATGAAAGAGGCAATGAAGAATATGGTTGATATTTTTGGTGGTGCGGCTTAGGTCGCTAGCGCTGAGTAGGAAAAGATATGTCAGTAATAATAACGAACACCAGCAGCGGAAAATCATCCATGGCCCAAGCGATAATAATTAAAACAGATCCAAAATGGTCGGAATATGATGAGCAAATTTGCGTTTTTGCTAACACAGGAATGGAGAACGAAGAGACACTTAGTTTTATTGATAGGTGCGATAAGCATTTTGGATTGAATGTAGTGTGGCTTGAGGCTGTAGTTAACCCAAAAGGAAAGGGGAATACGCATAGAGTTACGAACTTTGAAAATGCTTACAGGATTAATCAGTACAAAGACCCAAATCATCCATTTCATGCCCATGTTAGAAAAAATGGAATCCCAAACAGATCTTACCCTCAATGCTCAGACAGACTAAAAGAACATGTCATAGAGAGCTATAGGAAGAGTTCAGGTTTAACGAATGCAAAACAAGCGCTTGGCTTCAGGGTTGATGAGAAGAAAAGAGCATGTAGCAATGAGGTTGCGTCAATTCTTTCTTTGGTTGGTGTTGATGATATGCATTTTAGAAACTCAGGTGTAGAAAGAATGAGGCATCTGTTCGACAATCCAAAGATTGAAATACTTACAGAGAATCAACTAAAAAAGTTGAATAAGTACAGCGAAAAATTAAATAAATACAACCTTGTTTTCCCTATGTGCGACTGGTTTCCCATGACGAAAGAGGATGTTAATTTTTTCTGGGAGTCTCAGCCTTTTACTTTGGAGCTTGAGGAGCACGAAGGGAATTGCGCTACATGCTGGAAGAAATCGGATAAAAAATTATTCCTATTAGCAAAAGAGAATGAAGATAGATTTGAGGCTTTCAAGTGGTTTGAAGAGGAGTATAAAACAACGAAAGCCCCAGGAGGTGAGAGAAGATTTTTCAGAGGAAATAGAACAGTTGATATGTTAATCGGGGATTCAAAAATGTTTGATGCTTGGTCTTTAAGAAAGATGATAGGGGCGGAGCCTGCTTATGATGGCTGCTCTGAAAGTTGCAATGGGTATGAATTATGAAACCACTATCACAACACATCAAACAAGCTTACGGCAGCGTATACGCAGCAGCTAAGGCGACAGGTCGAACGGAAACGCAGTTGCACAACTGGATTAAGCGCGGCGACTGTATCGACAAAGACGGTCAAGTATGGATTAAGTCAAAAGGGCGGTTACCTGTCGATGAACTGCATGCTGGTGCGGTAGACGACATCGACACCACAAAACGGTGACGTATAATTTAATTATTAACTGAGGAGGAAGAGATGAAATGAGAGTAACAAATAAAATTAGAGAAAAAGTTTTACATTGGCTTGTGAATGGTCGCGTAGGGATGAGTAGCAAATTTATGGCCTGCGCAATAATTAATATTGAATGCTGCTACGCGCACCCGCACGACCCTGCCGATTTTAACCGGTGCTTACTTTTGCTTGATGAGATCCCAGAGTTGAAAGCAGGTATGGGCAAGCTAAAAGGAAAGTCAAAGCAATGGGATGCATTGCTGGAGGATTGGGATTTTCTTGAAAGTTGTTTCATCAATGAGGTTGGTAAGAATTGGAGCAATGGAGATAGGGCGGTCATTACTTACAAAGCAATGAAAGCGATGGGGTGTTAAATGACCCTCTCACAACTAATCAAAAAACACCCCAACCTAGCCAAGCGACGCATAAAGTCGTTTGAGCTAGACGGGCCATACGTAAACAAAAACGGCGAGCAGGTTCTATCTGTTCGGCTAGAGAAAATGGAGGAAGGGAAATGAAAGCAGATGAACCGGCGATTCCAGTAATGGACGATGGTGGATATGGCCAGCATTACGGTCTAACCAAGCGCGAGTATTTTGCAGGATTGGCTATGCAGGGTTTACTAGCTAACGGCGACTATGAAGGGGTTGAAAGCGCAGCGGTTGTAAAAGCAGACGCACTTTTAAAGGAGCTTGAGAAATGAAACGACCAACTGAGTTAATCGAGAAAGCAAAGGGCTTTAAATCAACAGACCAATTCGCGTACTGGCTGAGTATGCGGTTAGTTTGGAGTCGCCACGCAAAACGGTTAGTGATGCGGTTGATTATTTTGATGGGGTTTGGCCTGATGAGGGTGGCGACGTAATCTGTTTTGATTATGGCAGAGGGTGGGTGAGTTGGCTTGCCGATTGGGAATCATGCTTCAACTTTTACCAAGTCTGCACCCGCGAAGAATTCGAAGCAGAGGTGGAGCGTAGGAAGGGTGAAGAAGTGTTTGGTCTTGTCGGAAGTTCAGATTTAGTCAAAGTTGTTTACGAAGGTCGGGGTGGTATTGTGTGTGTTGCCAATGAGGATAACGATATTTTTGTTGTCAAGAAAGAGGATTTAAGAAAACGCAAACCAACCATCAGCAAGGCTGAGGTCGATGCAATTAAGGCTTATCACGCATGGATGAAAGGTCGGTTTGTTGTTGACCCAGATGAATATCTAGAACAGTTTGAGGTGAAGTGATGCCGGAAGTTAAAGCTAGAGTTTTAGGTCCTGACGACGATGTAAAGCATGGTGATATTTTTCATCATGCCCACGGTGATAACTTTATACTGACAGGAAGTACCGTCACAAATGGAAATTTTGAAGTTGTAGAAGGTGAATGGTTTAGTCGCAGCGACGGCTATATTGTTCGATTTGTAGTTATTCCAGACTTAGACTAACTGGTCAAACCACAAAACAAAATTAACCCGTTATAATGGGTGAAACTAATGGAGGAAATGAAGATGAATTTCGAGCAACACCAAACCGCATACGACAGACAGCTACCAGACAAGCCAGAATCAACGCCAATGACTTATGACAGCATCAGCAATGAAAATCTATGGTATATCGCCGAGAAGCTGGCAGAGCGCGTTGCAGACCAGAAAACGCTGACCTGGCGTTACTGCGGGAATACGCATATTGTGTCTGATTACACTGTCATCGGCTCGATGATTGAAGATGATACATTTGCGCGTCAGTTGGTAGAAAAGTCGTTCGCGGATGAGTCAACATCAGGGATGGTGGAGCGTAAGTTTAACCAAGTCGCCATGGATGAAATTTATAGCCATATCGTCATGTCGGAAGAAATGCCGGTTGGTTATGATTGGTCTGACTTCATATGAACAAACACTACCGTAAAGTGAGCGCCGCACTACAAGACGGCGCACGGAGTTACATTAAAATCGCGCAGGTAACTGGGTTGAAAACGCACAAGGTAGCATTTGAGATTTTCAATCATCCAGAACTTATGCGCAAATACGCAGAGAATGGGGGTAGGGTATGAAATATTTAGTAAAAACACAAATGATGATGGAAGATGAATTGTGGGTTGAGGCTGATAATGCGGATGACGCCAAAGCAATGGCACATGCGAAAGCACAGTACGTTGACAGTTATTGGTACGGCGCCGAGATACTGGACTGTGAGGAAGAGTAATGAAACGATACGGCACAATAGCACCTGCAATCATCGCAGAGGCTAAAACGGGTAAACATCGCACGGTGCTGTCACTATCCAATGCGGTAGGTTGTCACCCGCAATACGCGTATCGCGTGGTTAACGATAATATCGAAGCATTTACGGCGATACATAAGGCTAAGAAGAGTTGGAGTGCGAGGAAATGAGTGAGGCTAAATTTACGAAAGGCGAGTGGACGGTAAATGACGAAGGAGGCTTAATTGAAATTAATTCAATGTCGGGTACTGTTGGGACAGTGTGGGGATTTGACCCAGACCATACAGGATGCAACATAAGCGAAGAGTCTCACTGTAACGCCCACCTAATAGCAGCGGCACCGGATATGTATGCGATGCTTGAAAAGTTAACGCAACCTTACGGCATGGAGGATTTTAGCCATGACGAGGTTGAGCAACTGCTAGCAAAAGCGCGGGGTGAGGTATGAACTACGAACAAATGTCAGATTTTGAGATTAATAAGCGGGTTGCTGAGTTGCGCCCGTATACGTGGATTGTTGGCGATGGCAGCTGCCCGGCGGTTAGTGATAGTGCTGTAAGCATTGAGTATAAGACGTTCAAATATGGAAATCTTATTTCTCACGGTGTTGATTATTGCAATCATCCAGAGGACGCTTGGTCTATTATTGAGGAAATTTGGCCAACACTAATGCAGGTTTGTCTTTACGATTTTAACGTCGGGCTTGGTGCATCTGAATGCTCAAGATGGGAAGGGATGACGCATATTCATGGTGGCAATAAGTTACGCGCCGCCATGATTTGCTACCTAATGATGCAGGAGGCAGAATGAACGAATTCTATTACACATACATGGTAGTCACATTCGCCGGTATAGCATGGGCATCGCTTGAACTTGCATGGGGTGAATATATCGAGCAGACGAAAGGTAATGTTGTTGCGATGGGATTCGGGTGGGCTGTGTGGCTATTTATGCTTGGATGGGGGTTGTTGTCGTGAAGGTATTAAGTTTGTTTGACGGCTTATCATGCGGCCAGATTGCGCTGAATAGAATTGGAATTAAGCCAGATGTTTATTATGCGGCAGAGGTGGATAAATACGCGATTAAAGTAACTCAGGCGAATTATCCTGACACGGTTCAGCTGGGCGATGTTACCAAGTGGCGCGAATGGGATATTGATTGGGCCTCGATTGATTTGTTAATTGGTGGCTCACCGTGCCAGGGGTTTAGCTTTGCAGGCAAGCAGCTGGCCTTTGACGACCCACGCAGTAAGTTGTTTTTCGTTTACGTTGATATTCTGAATCACATCAAAAGCGTTAATCCTGACATTAAATTCATGCTTGAAAACGTGAAGATGAAAAAAGAATACCTTGCGGTTATAAGTGATAAATTAGGTGTTGAGCCTGTTTTTATTAATTCGTCAGACTACAGCCCATGTGAAAGACCTAGGTATTACTGGTTCAATTGGGATTACGGCGGGAAGTTCTACAAAGATAAATCATCATTTCTAAGCTATATTGTTGATTATGTTGAAATGTCTGAAGGGTGGGTGGAGTGGTGGAATAAGAATAGCGAATTCCAGGAGGCCAAGAAATATTCAAAAATCGCAAAGGGAGGCTCAAAAGGGATAACTATGACAGCAAGGCAGTACGCTAGCTGGAATGGGAATTTTATCCATGCAAATGGGAGGTATTTTAAGCCGGGTAAAAGGTCATTGGCTCTCATAGTTGGCGCTCCAGGCGATTATTTTGACTGCGTAAGCCAGCGTCAAGCTGAAATTCTCTCTGGAAACGGGTGGACGGTTAATGTAGTTTCTCACATATTCAAGAGCGGCCTGTTATGAACTACCGCGCATCCACAACAATCAGCGGTAAGGAGTATTCGGTAGACATATTCGACGCACGAAACCTCCAGGAAGCCGAATACGCATTTCAACAATGGATGTATAGCGAATACGAGCTGGATTTTATGCAGTTACCGGTAGGTGTTAGTTATCAGCCGCTAGTGGTTAATGATTGACACCACACAACTAACCCGCTATGGTGTGAGTGATTAAATCATTTTGTTTCTTCCCCTCCAGTTGCCCTGTTATCCGCAGGGCTTTTTTTTATCCTATCATGTGGTATATTTAAGACTGATTAATTAACGGTGATTGATATGCCAGCCCCGAAAGGAAACCAATTCTGGAAAGCACGTACAAAGCACGGTAGAGACAAGCTGTTCGCTAGTCATGAAGCTTTATGGGAAGCTTGCCAAGAATATTTCCAGTGGGTAGAAGAAAACCCGTTATACGAGGATAAGGTTTCATTCTTCCAAGGTGTAGCTTCACATGAGCCAATGGCAAAGATGCGAGCAATGACCATTGGGGGGCTTTGTATATTTCTTGATATAACCGAACAGACGTGGTTTTCATGGCGTAAGGACGAAGATTTTTCTGACGTCGTAACGCGTGTAGAGTCAATTATCCGCGCTCAGAAGTTTGAGGGCGCATCGGCAGACCTGCTTAATCCGAATATTATTGCACGTGATTTAGGGTTAGCGGACAAGAAAGAAGTAACCGAACGCGTGATAGATAGTGGTGAAAATGAGTGGTAATAGACCTAGCCAAATTCAGGAAGCACGTAAAGGAGAAGTCACCTAAGTTTGTACCGGCATTCACTGACCAGTCGCGCTACCAAATCCTATGGGGTGGCGCAGGGTCAGGCAAATCACATATCGTCGCACGCAAAATCGTTTATCGCCTTCTCAAAGAATCAGACTGCAAGCATAACTTTCTCGTAATACGTAAAGTTGACCGAACCATAAAACGGTCTGTGTTTACGCTCATACGCAACATCATAAGCCGATGGGGTTTGTCAGAAGAGTTTGACGTAAACCTGACTGATAAAACCATTACCTACAAAAAGAACGGCTCGCAGATAATGTTCAGCGGCCTAGACGACGTTGAAAAACTAAAGTCAATCGAAGGCGTTACCGGCATATGGTGCGAAGAGGCCACGGAGCTAACGCAAGAGGACTTCGAGCAGCTTGACTTGCGTTTGCGTGGCGAAACTAAATACATCAAGCAAATTATTCTGACGTTTAATCCTATCAGCGAGCAGCACTGGATTAAGCGCGTATTCTTCGATGACCCAATAGATGGCGTTTTCACACTTCACACGACATATCTTGATAACGCATTCATTGACGATGAATACAAGATGGTTATGGAGAACAAGAAAAAGACCAATCCGCGCTATTACAACATATATGCGCTTGGCAATTGGGGTACAGCAGAAGGGCTTGTGTTTAATAACGCCACGGCTCGCCTGATTAAAGAATCTGAGGTTAAAGGGCTTGACTGTGTCCAAGGCCTTGACTTTGGTTACACTAACGACCCGTCAGCATTTAACCAGACTTACATTGATGTCAAGGGTAAGAAAATTTACGTGTACGACGGTTTCTACGAGAAAGGTATGCAGAATTCGGCCATTGCCAGCAAGATGAAGGAAATGAACTGTCACCGCCACATGACGACGGCTGATAGCTCAGAGCCTAAGTCAATCGATTACCTTGATGCTAAAGGCATCCGCATTCGTGGCGCAATGAAAGGAAAAGACTCCATTAACGCTGGCATAGACTTCCTCAGTGAGTTTGAAATAATCGTCAATGCGCATTTGGTTGAATTTATGGTAGAGTTTAATAACTACTGCTGGCAGGTCGATAAGGACGGCAAAGTGATTAACAAGCCGGTAGATGAGTTTAACCATTTTATTGATTCACTGCGTTACGCTTGCGAGCATTTGATGACGCACAGAAAACCAGCAGCCGCACCGAGGTTTGGTTAATTTACTTGCCATGACAATTGCTTTAAACTTAACCAATAGCATAAGAGGAATTTTACCATGGCATTCCAGGCATTGAACGTTGACAGAATCTCGGCGGTTAAATTTAGATACGTAACAGACGACACTGTCGAAGAAGTATCACAACACACCTATTTCACCGGCTACACTTTCAGTTCAGAATTATCGACTGTCAATTGCGTTTGCTCTAACGGCAGCGTCTTGGCATATATCACCACTGACGGCGATATCCTTACCGCAATGGCTAAGTGCGATAACGCAACGCCTAGAATCTGGAATTACTCAACGCCTGATTCAATCGCAACTGTAACGGCTTCTGGTTATTTCTCGGGCAAAGGCGTTTCATTTACGTCAATTGATTCTATCAAGGTTCAGGCCGCAGACGGCGAATACGAAGTTAAGTCGAGTGGCGGGGTTGCTAGTTTGGTCAGAACAAAACTGAACAGTGGGCAGGAACAGCTATGCGTGTTTGGCAACTCAATCAGTGAGGCTATCAATAATTTTGGCACATGGTTCGCTAGAAACAGTGGCGGCGCAGTGGTTTTTAAAACTAATGCTGGCGTTGGAGGTAATAACACAAACCAGATGATTGCAAGGCTGTCCGATATAGACGGCACGCTCGTAACTGTTATGGAGGCGACCAATGATTATGCGGCAGGCGTTACGCTTATAGAGCATAGGGATAACATTGCTACATGTTTGGATTATGTTTCCGGTATAGGTTCAGAGCCTCTTATGATTATGGCTCCTCCGCATGATACAGCTGCACGTAGCGAGTATGTTTTTGAGGCTAACTTATACGACTATGTAACAGCTAGGAAGAAAGGAATTAAGTGCTTCGGCATATGGGACGAGTTAACCGACCCATCGACCGGCGCATGGGTTAGTGGCGCATCATCGGATGGAACCCATCCAGACCCAGCAGCAGAACAAACAGCCGGTTACAAATTGGCAGATGACTACCTAAATAATAGGTACTATACGCCACTACCAAGGATAGACGATTACACAATTGACAGTGTTATATTGAATCCGAATGGGTGCTTTACAACTGGAACATACGGCGCAGGGCTGCCGAATAATTGGGCCACTAACGGAAATCAAAATACTCAGTCACTGGCAGAAACGTCGCTTGGAATAGGTAACACATGGCAAGTTAACTGGGTTAATAGCCAGTTATTTATTAACTCTAGCCGTTGGAACGTTACCGAGGGCGACACATACCTGTGTGTGATGCGGTTTAGTAATACCATAAACAGCGGCTCGTGTGAGCTTAGTGTTTTTGTGCAATACGATGTTACCGTCAATTCAGTTGACCGCGTATACATGATGAGACAGGCAGCGGTAAGCGTAGACGCAACAACACTTAGTGTTGAGCTTGAAGTTCCTGAAGGTGTCTCAAGCTTGCGATTTGCAATCAGCGCTGACGCTGGCACATTTGATGTAGATATTAATATCGCTCAGGCGCAGATGTTCAACCTGACTCATTACGGGCTTTAATGACAATCACAATAAACCTAGACGCACAATTAATGCACGAGGTATACCTTGATAGGTTAAATTCAGGGTATATCAACGCGTCTGTTTATCCAGGGTTAGAGGAAACGTACCGGCTAATCAGGCTGCTCATCATCGACGGCGGCTTGCCACGCACACCAAAGCAGCTTGAGACTATCGAGAAGCGCATACAACGCATTATCGAGTTGAATTCAGGCTGGGCAGATTACACCAAGGATATGCAAGAGGCGGCATTGTATGAGGTGCGTTACATGCTGCGCAACACTGAGCTAACGCCACCGGCAAAGAATGAGATTCTATCGTTCATCGGTGAGCAAATGATTGTCATGGAGCAGTCAAAGCAGGCTGGTTTCTGGGATGAATTCATTACTGGCAATAACGCTGGAAGAAATCAACGCATTATGTCAATGGTTCGACAGGGCTATTCACGCGCCGAGACAGTCAACCAGGTGCTAAAGAATATACGTGCTGAGTTTGACGGTACACTGAAAACCCGCGCTGAGTCATTGGCCAGAACAGCTTTCACGCATTACGTACAGCAGGCAAGGCGGGCTAACGTATCTGCGCATCCTAAATACTATCAGGAGGCGATATTTGTCGCCGTGTGGGATAACAGGACTAGTTTAATTTGTCGGACTAACTCAAAGAAACGATTTAAGGCTGACGACCCGAAGTTACCGATTCCTCCGTTGCACCCAAACTGCCGCTCAACACTAATCTACGGTCCAGAAGGATTCGAGTTAACCGGCCAACAGGTTGCCATAGGCGGCAAATCAGGACCGGCAGCAAAAGAAGCATTCGAGAAGAAAGAAGCCAGCACGGATGGTAAGCCAAAGTACAGAGGCAAGCGTGACAAAGACGCATTCGACCCGACAACGGTTAGAAGTGACACCAGTCACGAGGCATGGTTACGCAGACAGCCTAGATGGTTTGTTGAATCATCGCTTGGTACCACAAGGGCCAAACTGTTTCTCGATGGCAAATTATCGCTATCCAAATTCACCGATATGACAGGCCGCACAATCACATTAAACGAGCTTGAGCAAGAGGAATCGACAGTATTTAAGCGATTGGGCTTGTAAGTGGTTAGACCAGTGGCTAAAATTGGAGCAAAACAGGTAAAGGTTAATTATGTACATTATCAGCAATGGCATTAGAACAAAGGTAGTGGTGAGCATTGAATCTCACCCAGACTATCCATTCGCAGCGCTCCAAATGTCAGTTGCTGAGGATTGTTTGCAAGGTGAGGACAGGGTTAAGTCCATGACTTACACCTACCTACCGCACCCGTCACAGGTTGACACTGATACAGATGACGCGATTATCCGCTATCGTGAATTTATCGCTGGCGCTGAATTTGATGATTACCCAGCCAAGACACTACGCTCACTGCTTGGCAAGATGCGCATAGATGATACGGCAACAGACATTCCGCTTGATTACCTTGAAGAAGATGCTGACGGCAACGGCTGTTCGATTTACGAGTTGATGGAGGTCGCCGCATCGGATTCACTGGTTGATAACTGGTGTGTCGTGGCTGCTGACTATAACGGATTGGGTGATGTTGACCTAACCGACGTTAGCAAAGAGCAATCAGACGCAGCGAACCCTCGCGCAAAGATTAAAGTCTACTCGCGAAAGAACGTGGTTAACTGGGCATTCGGCAAGCGTAACGGCGTGACGCAGTTGGCGTTTCTCGCATTGCTTGAGCGCGGCACGGAATTCGACGAAGAGACAATGAGTCATGACGACATTGAATCTTACTTGATCCTGGCGCTCGATGACGAAGGCAATTACTACCAGCAGAAAATCATTTACAACAGCAACAAGAAACAGCAGAAGGGTGAACGCTCCTATGTGATGGTTGGTGGCGCACCATTAAAGTATATCCCTGCTGAATTCGTGTCACTTGAGAAAATCAAGGACCATAAGCTGCCGTGCGGCATGGGCTACATTTACCCTGTCTGCTTAAAGACCTTGCACCGCTATCGCGTGTCTGCTGCTTACAAAGAGACTCAGCGTAACTTAGCGCCTACCACCTACACTGAAGGGTGGAAAGAGGGCGATGCTGAGTTATTTAAGCAGTCAAACAATGGCCGTGCATACGTCGCCACAGGTCCAGGTTCAGTAAACAATCTCCCCGATGGCGTGACAGTAGACGTTAAAAGTGCTTCGGCTGAAATGTCGGATTTCCAGTGGTATTTCGAGCACAACAAAAAAGAAATATCAGAGATGGGTGGGGCAGTTAAGTCTGACGTTGACACCATGACAGCGACTGAGGCAGACATTAATGCCAGCGACCAGAATGCTATGCTTGAATCATTGGCGACCAGTATCGAAAGTGCATTTATTCGCGTCATCGAATATTGCATGGTGTTTGAAGGCAGTAGTGGCGAAGTATCCATTGACTTGCCTCGCGACTTTGCGACGCCACGACTGACTGTCGATGAGGTTCGCGTGTTGCGTGAATTGCGCATTGACCGCGAAATCAGCCAGAAAGAATTCATGCGCCAACTTGAGAAAGGTGGGTGGACTAGCGAAGAGATAGACGTAATCGTTGAAGAATTGGAAATGGAAGCCGCAGACGCACCGGTGGCCCGACCAGTTGACAACGTAAACCAATCGGTACAAAATATCCCAGAAGAAGAGACTCCCGTGGAGCCTCAAGAAACATAGGCCGTGCCAATGTCAGAACTAACCAAAGAGCAATACGAGGAATTACCGGATTTCGCAAAAGAGCAATATGTGGAGGACGGTGAAGGTTTTAGCCATAAGGGTATGCTGAAAGTTAAGCAGACCGCGAACGATTTAGACAGCAAGTGGAAGCAAGCGCAGACTCAATTAAGTGAGTTTGAAGCGCAGAAGCTGGAAGCTATCGAAAAGGCTAAAGCGGAAGCTATGGAGAAGGCAAGAACAAAAGGTGATGCTGCCGAAATCGAAAAGCAGTATCAAGAGCAGATTGACGACCTTAAATCCCGCAGCGAATCGCGGATTAATGAGTTAACAGGAAAGCTCGACGAATTGACCGGCCAGATTAAAGCCGGTAAACGAAATGAGTTAGTTTCTGACCTCGCGGCAGAATTGGCAACAGACACAGGCGGTAGAGCGTTTAAGCGCCTTATCTCCGACCGGATTGACGTTAACGCGGAAACCGGAAAAGTAGTTTTTCTTGATGATGAAGGCCGTGCCACATCATTGAGTTTGGAAGAGTTCAAAGCGGAAATCAAACAGGATGCCAGCTTTGCACCATTACTAAAAACCACTGTCGTTACAACCGGCGGCGGGCTTTTAAATGGGCCAGGTAACGGGGGCCGTGCCACCTCAAAGGCCGACATTGGCGGCGACAAGAATAGTCGCGCTGCCTATTTTGCAAGTAAATTTAACTTACCAAATTGAGGTGATTTATGGCTTTATCAGATATGCAGGTATTTAACGAATATATCATGCCTGCCACAATTGAAACTCTGGCACAGATGGTTGATAAGTTTAACCAAGCGTCTGCCGGTGCAATCCGTTTGACTACAGAAGGTTTCGACGGTGACTTCCTGCAAGAATCATTCTTTGCGGCTATTCACTCTGCGCAGCGTCGTGTTGACCGTTACGCGTCTAACTCTTCTGCGTCTGCGACTGACCTGACTCAGTTGAAGCACTCAAGCGTTAAAATCGCTGGCGGCTTTGGCCCGATTCGTTATGAGCCTTCACAGCTTACTTGGTTGCGCCAACCTACCGCACGCGGTATCGAAGTTGCCAGCCGTAACTTTGCTGAAGCTATGATGCAAGACCAGTTAAACACCGCTATTGCGGCACTGGTTGCAGCTATCGAGAATCAGGCATCGGCTACCAATGACGTTTCAGCGACCGCCCCTGTCACCTACTCAGCAATGAACGCTGCTCATGCGCTGTTTGGTGACCACTCAGGCAATCTGGTTTGTCAGATTATGAATGGTGCGACTTACCACAACTTGGTTGGTCAGAACCTGACTAACACGCCTCAGCTGTTCCAAGCGCAAAACGTGCGCGTTGTGGATATCTTAGGCAAGATGGTTGTTGTTACCGATGCGCCAGCACTGACTGTATCGACCACTGACTACAAAGTGCTTTCACTGGTTGAAGGTGCGGCAGTAGTTCATGATGCAGGCGACGTAATCAGCAACATCGAGACCACTAACGGCAACCAGCGCATTGAAACTACAATGCAGGTTGATTACACGTTTGGTCTTGGCTTGAAGGGCTATGCGTGGGATGAAACCAACGGCGGCAAATCTCCGACCGATGCGGAAATTGCAACCGGCACTAACTGGGATAAAGTCGCAACAGACATCAAGCATACTGCTGGGGTGCTTACTGTTGGCGACCAGTCATAAGGTTAGTTAAGATAAAGAAGCCCTGCTTATGCGGGGCTTTTTGTTATGTGAACACATCCTTCTTTTCAGGCGTGTCAAATTCATTCATCCTTTTATTCATGTCAGAGAATGTTTCGTGCAATATTTTATTTATTTCACCCTTTTCTGAGTCTGCATTAAATTCAACCCTTCCAAAAATTGAGCCATCGGAATACTTCCCTTTGTAATTGCAACTCAATGTCATAATAAAAATATTAGTGCGATGGCAGATACTTTCTCCATCAGGCCTCTTTATTGTTACAAGGTGACCTCTACCTCTAGCGCAGAATTTCTCGAATTGTTCAATGGCTGCTATAGCGTTTAATTTAATCATCACTTACCCTCCCAATGTACCAACTAACTAGCGGCGGTAGAGCGTCATCAATCTCAATGTAATGCCACCAGCCATTAAGGGCAAAATAGTGCCGCTTGCCCTTACCAATCTGCTTGACGCGCCTTTCCCAGTACGGAACATCTATTGCCTTCCACGATCCCCCGTTAAGATTTTGCCCATCATCGAAGTTGGACGAGCCGCCCCTCCCGCCGATTGGGCTTATCCACTCACCGCCATAACCGCCACCGTAATTATTTTCGACTACCGCGCCGTTTACTGCTATGTATGTAAACATCACTTAACCCTCACTTTGTAGCCTAGTGTTCTAAAAAACGCCCCTTGAGCAACGGCCTCTGCACATACTTCGCTTTTGAACATCGCGTCAGCGACAGCAAATGCAAAAAAGTAGCGCGATTGAGCTTCGGCGACCTTTATGTTTATTTTTTTCTTTTTGAACATTTTTCTCTTCTTTTCCATTCCCTTCTCCAAATTTGCCTAATTAAATTTCACGCCAAACAGCAATCGTTCGCGGCTGCTTTGATTTGGTTTTCATGTATCGCTTAACTGAAATGCTCCCGCATTTGAAGTTGTAAGAAAAATAATGATTTGGGCCGGTGCTTTTCATTCCTTTTAATTTCATTACCATGCCGTCATCATAGGTTACAACTCCAGAAAACTCAGCGCTACCAGAAAATTCGACGGTGCTTTCAGCGTTAAAAGAGAAGCCCTTTCCTACTTGTGCTACTTGCGACTCAAATTCAATAGGCTCTATAACCTCTGAGCTTAAATTAAAATCAAGCTCCTTGTCGCCAATCGTCACAGTCACGTCCTTTCCAATCATTGTTAATCTCCAAATTTGCCTAAACTCTAGCCATTATAGTAAACTGTACGTAACAAGTGGTCTAACCAGTGAGACAGCTATGAAAGTCATTTACGAGCCTCACCCTGTAACGCCTGAACGCAAGAAAGAGTTACGTGCTCAGGGTTACAAAATCATCGACGCTAAATTCAATCCTAAAGAGGCAGAAGAAGCACCAAAGCCTAAGCGCACGAGACGTAAGAAGGTGGCGAACAATGGCGATTCTGAATAGATTGATTCCCAATGCGTGGGCAGACTTTCTGCTGACCACGCAAAACAAAAACACTGCGCGCTTTGCTGTAGATAATCAGCAATCAAGCTTTGAGGCTAACTTACAGTTCAAGTTCTTTGACGACTGTAGCGGCGCAGATGCGATTGCTGATACTGATATTCTCATCTATCGGTTTACAACTGTTTACCCGCTAAAACTACAGTTGCGCCTGATTAATGGCTGGGCTGGTGGGCGCAAATACATTGTTTACCCGTTCACCGGCAGTGAGGCTATCAGTGGCGGCTCGTGGGCAGATGTAACAAGCACCAAACTTTCACCGATTAACAACGACCTATCTGTTAGCGGTTTGGATTCGCACCCTACAAGCGGTGTGACGATTGAGAAACGCATTGCAACCGCATTCAGCACAACTGCACCCAAGCGCACAGGCACGTCCTACCTTGTGCCAACATCGGGCGGCGGTAGTCGGGCGGCTTCAAGCTACACAGCAAGCGGTAATGCGTCAGGCGTGGCGGCTGGGAATACTTTCTTGCTGGTGTTTACGAATATCAACGGCACGACAGATAGTGAATTTCTTTATCAACTCGAATGGGAGGAGCGGCAGTAATGGCCTTTAATCTGAAAAACCTAGAGCAAATGCCGCGCTCCACAACCGGCAATAATTTCAAATACGTAACCGACGATGACCGCTACACCGTGTCACAGGCTGGTTATTTTGACCTGTCATCGGTAACGCTTAATAATCCTGGTAACGCGACAATTAACTGCCTATGTCCTAATAATAGCTTTGTGGCTATCGTTAGCTCAGATGGTGATTGCTTGGTTAAGCTGGCAGACAGAACCTATCAGTATTTTACCGCTGACACTATCGCAGATGTTACTGCATCGGGCTATTTCGCTGGTAAGAATTATTCATTCGACGCTGACGAGTCTATCAAAGTCCAAGCCTCCGACGGCCCATACGAGGTGCAGTTGGTTGGGGGTGTGGCGAGTGTTGTTAGCACGGGCGGCCTATCCTTTACCAGTTTTAGCAACGCTGTAACCAGAGGCTCAGTAAATGCGGTGGATGCAGGCAGTTCAATTATGTTTGTCGGGGACTCTATCACTGAGGGCGAAACAAGCACGGCGGCATTCAGTAGAATCTACGGCGTTCAGCTCGCTGTAGGCGCTAAGTTAAGGTTTCTAGATGGGTATAATCAGGGCGTTGGCGGCGATACAACCTCTGACATATTGGCGAGAATAACTACCATAGGCGCAAACATTGCTGATGTTGTGTCTTTGCAGGCTGGGACAAACGATGTAAGCGCCAATGAAACTGTTGAGCAATACATTTCAAATATTAAAGAGATTGTAAGAAATTTATTTTACTACGGCGCAGTCGTTGTGGTTATCCACGGCGTGCCTGAGAAGTCAGACTCAGCAACATTTCCATGGACCGATGAGCAAAAGGCGTTAAGGGGTTCATACAATGCAGCTTTGCGCGGACTGGATATTGACGGGGTAATCATTGATGTTGAGTCAGGTGAAAACTTTACAGCGGATGACGACACAACCACAGACGGGACTCATTTAAGTTTGTGGGGTGCGGTTGTTTTAGGCTCTGCTCAAGGTGCTGCAATCCTGAAAGCGGCCAAGAACGCCAACGACCAGCAAGGTCTAATATCCGATAATCTTTTTGTTAATCCGCAATTAACCGGAACATCCGGAACAGACGGCGGCTCTACTAGCGGTAATGTTGCGGACAGTTGGACGGTTGGCAGTAACGTTTCAGGGGCTACTGTAACAGTGTCAAAGGTTTCTAATGCTTTCGGTGATGGCACAGAGTCTCAGGCGGTGACTATATCCGGTAATGTTGGCTCGCAAACGCAGGTTACAAACATGAGGCAGGACATATCAATTACTGGTGTGTCTGGCGATGTTTATGTGGCATTTTGCAGATTTAAAGTTGTGGCTGGTCACAGTGGGCTGTCAAATGTAACTGTGAAAATTGGTAACGACATTTTCGAGACAGTTAACGAGGATCACTACACCGATGAAATACCAGCGGGGCAGGAAATAACAGGAATACTAACATCTATGGTAGTCTCCACACTATCAGGGGGCGAAACCACTATTCAACCACAGTTTGTTTTGCGCACTCATACGGGTGCTACGGATGTTACAGTCTATTTTGATAGTCCGATATGCAGAAAGTTGAATTAACCTAAAGGGGAAGCGTTGCGCGAATATCTGCGTAACCAGGGCATAACAACAGTACGCTACGTGCGTAACGGTAGAGTGAAAATACAATGGCTACGATAACAGTTTCAGAGGTTCGGGATTTTGTGCCTAACAGCCTGTCAGATGCGTCAATTCAAATGATTATTGATGTGGTGGACGAAGCGGACGCATGTATCACGACAGGCGGCTACAGTGACGCACAAGCTAAATTAGCTAAGATGTATGGCGCTGCGGCGATGATTGTGCAGCAGTCAGGCGGGCAACTTTCCAGCCAGTCTAGCTTTACCGGTGACTCGGTATCATTCGACACAAGCAAAGGCTCCGGTAATCAATATCTTGATTTGCTTCAAGGTATGGACGCGGGAGTCTGTGTGTTAACGGCTATTGGTCAGGGTGGTGCGTATCCTTTACAGGTGCAACGCGGATGAGCACAATTATCGGCCAATTCCCACAAGAGACTGTCACCATTTGGCGCAAGTCCACTGTTGACACGTCGTCAAGCCCATACGGTGGCGGCTGGGATGCGCCTGTTACGTTTGACGCTAGGTTTAAGGATGGTGGCGCTATTCGCCGTGATGACGAACAGGAAGAGTTTCAGCCCAATACAACCTATGTGACCAAATACGCCAGTGCACAGAAGGGCGATATGATTGCAGTGGGCGAACATGCAGACTTAACGCCGGTGTCAGGCGCTGAGAAGATTGTTAAGGTGGAAACCGCTACACCTTTAGTTGGCGGCAAAGATTATGTGTTGTTGACCGGCTAATGCCATTCAAACCAGGTAAGTCATACACGGACGCTAACAACAAGCTGGATGCGTGGACCAAAGAGCTACAGGTTAAGGCTAAAGATGCCTGCTACATGACTGCGTGGAAACTTGGCACAGCTTCTGACTACTTTGTGCCGATGGATACGGGCGACTTGATGCAGTCTAAGGAAGTGACCACACCTGTTCGAGAGGGTGGTGTATGGTCTGTCACATTAAGCTATGGCGGCGACCACACGACAGCGTATGCCGGTTGGCTGTACTACAATGATAACTGGTCTCCGCGTGGCCCTGACGCATCCGGTAAGCGTGGCGCACTAACAAACCCTAACGCAAAATCACGCTGGATTGAACACGGATTGCAAAGCATCAACCTAAACGAAGTATTTAGAGAGGAAATGAGCAAATGAGCGCAAGCACGTTACCAGCGGAAGTTGTCCGCACTGCACTAATAGACAATGTGCTTACTGGCTATCATCACGCTATTTTTTGGGATGATTCAGCTTTGCCGTTTACTAATGATAGCGTATCAATCTGTTTGGTTAACGCTACCGGCAGAGAGTCAAACACAGATACCGCCCGTTACCTGATTCAAGTGACGCTGTTTAGTGACGTGTCAGAATTACCCGATGATTGGCTGACTCTGGTAAATGATGCGACAAGTTGCCAAACGTACCTATTTAACAACCTGTCGTATGATAGCGGCACCATGAAAGTAGTCAACACCGCCGAATCAGTTGGCCGACCCATGCGAACAGGCTCAGGCCGTTGGATGGTTAGGTTTTCTGTGAATGTTGAGTGTTAGCCAATGCTGAGAAAAGCGCGTTTACGCAAACGTGCAAACTTCCAGCGACAATAGGCCAGTCGCTTTTTTCGTGCTTGCTCATATCATACCAAGCAATAATGCAGCCTAGGGCAAACTCATTACCGCTAGCTCTGTCGATAAACCTGCACCCATCAAATATTACTGTGTGAAGTTTTGGCCCCAATGAGATGCCAATTAATGGCACATGCTCAGGCGGTAATTGCTCCGACACCAATGTAAATGTTCCGCTCATGTTTCCCTCCCAAAAACCCCACAATACCATAAATATTGCGTCTAGTGGTTTGACCAGTTAGAATGACTATAAATCAACCATGAGGATTAAACCATGTCAGTAGGTGCAGGTATTCACAAACGCGAGTGGACCGGAACGATTGGCGGTACTGCCGTTGTTTTAGTGGAACAATCGCTGTCAATCTCAAATTCACGCGGCGACACTTCAGGCGACACTTCAGGCGAATGGGCAGACGCTCATGCAACGCCGACTCAGAAATCTATCTCTTTCACCGGCAGCGGTGTAACACGAAACAACTCACTGCTAAAGTCAGCCATGCAAACAGGCTCACAGGCTTACGCTGTAGTGCTCACCTGTACTGCTGACGACGCAGGAACAAGCGGCTCAGTGATTAGCGGCGATTTCTTCTTAGACAGCTTTGAAGATTCAGGCTCAGTTGGTGAATTGATGCAGTTCAGTCTTTCAATGTCATCTACTGGCGCGGCTACATTTACCGACCCGGTGGCTTAATATGAGCTATCGCAAAATCAAGCTGACTTGGGGTGAGAATAAAGTCGAGGTTCCTGTGACTATTGATTTAGCGCAGGACATCACCGACGAAATGGGTAGCCCTTTTTTATTGGCTCGCGATATCTTTAAAGGTGAGATTCCTGACTACGCCAAAGGCTCTAAGCTGGTTAGTCTTATCTTGGCTAAAGGCGGCGTTGATGTCGACCCCATGGATATTTGGGATACGCTCAACAGCTTGGATAATACAGCCAAGGTGACAAGTGCATTTAGCGACATTCTGACAGCCCTTTGTCCAACGTGGGAAGGTGAGCAGTCAGACGAGGGAAAGACACAAGCGCAGTAGACCTCAGTGACTTATGGCCTAATCTGCTGCGTGAGTGCGTCGCCTATGGTATGAAGCCTAACGAGTACTGGCAGTGTTCGCCTAAAGATATTTTTACTTACATTGCCATGAACAGGCCGCCAGAAATGGCTGGCATGTTCGAGAAAAAACAGCTTGGCAGAATGGCTAAAAAGTTAGAAGAGTTTGAAAAGGGTTTAGATAATGGCTAACGATATCGCTTTTGATGTAAAGGTTGACGATACCGGTGCCGTATCAGCCGCTCAAAGAGTCAAGCAGGCAAATGAATCAGCCAGCCGTTCGTTTGAAC